GTACTAACGAACGTAAGTTTGTTGCTTTGACTGGTGAAATGGGTATGCGTGAATTTGACCGTATTTTGAAGGAAAAAGTAGCTACTATGAACCTTATGGATACTGTATTTGTAACTGGTTCTGGTGATAACCTGAAGTTCGGTGGTCAGTTTAAGACTTACCAAATGACTAATGGTATTGAGCTTACTTTGAAGTATTTCCCGTTGTATGATGATACTACTTATAATCGTCAGTTGCATCCGGTTACTCTGAAACCTCTGGAATCATATCGTATGACATTCCTTGATCTGGGTCGTCGTGATGGTGAAGCTAATATCGTTAAGGTAGTTCGTAAAGATCGTGAATTCGTAACTTGGTATACTGGTGGTGCTGTAGCTCCGTCTGGTTATGCTAACTCTAAGAATACACTGAGATCTAACGGTAAGGATGGCTATACGGTATTCTTCCTCGGTGAAATGGGCATCATGTTGCGAGATCCTAGAGCATGCGGAGAATTGATCATGGAGTGTGAGGACTAAATAAGTTCAAATAATTAGTAACCTTTTATGGAAACGGACGTTATATATCATATAACCAACTAAAAATGATTATATGAAAAGTAACGAAGTATACAAAATCACTAATAAGATTACTAATAAGATTTATATAGGCATAACAAATCAAGGTTCAGGTGCGAGATATCGCCATCATTGGTATGAATCTCGCATCGGAGAACCTTCTCCAATCCATCGTTCTATGGCAAAATATGGTGAAGATAATTTCACTTTAGAGATAATTGATTTTGCTGATACATACGACGAACTAAAAGAAAAAGAAAAATACTGGATAAAACAGTATAATTCTACAGATAGAAATATAGGATACAATCTTACAGAAGGTGGAGATGGTACATTTGGTAGAACACATTCTGAGGAAACTAAAGAAAAAATTCGTCAAAAAGCGCTAGGTAGAAAATTTTCTGAAGAAACCAAAAAGAAGATGTCTGAAGCTAGAAAAGGAGTTGTATCTGACAAGAAAAAAGCTCATATTCAAACTATGATAGAAATGGGCAAAAAGAAAGTACTTGCTGAAAAAGCAAGTACAAAAGAAATAATAGAATTTGATTCTATGGTAGAATGTGCTAATTATTTTGGAATAAATAAGGATACTCTTACTAAATACTGTAAATCAGAAAATCATTATTGTAAAAAATGTGATGCATATTTTACTTACAAAGAAGAACTAACTGAACAATCTAATTAATTAATTATGGAAGTAATCGTTAGAATAATTAAAACAAACCCTTGGACTGGTATTACTAAATGGTCTACATGTTACGACTATATCAGTTCATACTGGACACGTTCTGGTAATTTATATACTGGCTTAAATGCTGAAGATGCAGCCAGATTAGAAAAAGAAATTGGTTATGCAGAAGGATAGCTTTCACCTGGCAGCAAATTTTGGGATACATTCGCTATTAAAATTGGTAGGAAAGATCTAATTCTGAATACAGACAGACCTGAAGATGAGCTTAAATATTTGTTCTTGAAAAAACATAAGAGAGTAGCAGATGGGTTGAATAATGTTACATCTTCTACTGATTATGTTATTATCAATAAAGATAGCGAAGCTAAAGAAGTTAATAAGATTAACAAAATCAAACGTGAAGCATATAGAGAAATGGATAAGATGTCTATTGAAGATATGCGTAAGTGTCTTAGACTATATGGTATTAAATCTGATACATTGTCTAATGAAATGGTTGAAGCTAAGCTTAGTGAACAGATTGAAGCTGCACCTGATAAGTTTATAATGAAGTGGGTAGATAACCCAAATAAAGAAATTACTTTTGTTATTGAAGAAGCTATTGCTAAAAATATTATTCGTAAGAATAGAACTCAATACTTCTTTGGTACAGATCTGATTGGTAATGGTATAGATGATGTAATTGCTTATTTAAATAATAAGAAGAATCAAGACATTAAGCTTGCCATTATGGGAGAAATTAAATCTAAATAATGAAAATATCTGATTTACATAAGGCATTTAAAGTTCTCATGGATAAGAATTCAGAGGCAGTTGCTTTTGGTGGCTGCCCTGCATTCCTTCCTGAAGAAATAGATCTATTTCTTAATTAGGCATATATAGAAGTAATATGTAACAAATACACGGGCAATAATACTCTAAAAGTAGGGTTTGAAGGTGCCGTTAAACGTATTGCTGATCTATAGAAATTAATTAAGACAGATGCTGCACAGGCATTGGTATATCCTTACTCACATTCTAATGTACTTACTTTATCTAATTTCTTTAATGATGGGGAATAGCTCAAAAGAATGTTTTATGTAGATTGTGTGCTTCATTTTAATGGTGAAGCAGCAGTATGTTCATTAACGGATCATGAAAAAGCTAAGGGGTTTTTACAGGCATATAACAATATACCTTGGATTGAAACTCCTATAGCAGTATTAGAAGACAATACTTTAAAGATCTATATAGACCCTATACGTATGTCTTCTGAATCCTATACAGCGGATATTACTTATATTAAGTATCCTGAAAATATTAGTTATAAAGATTATAACAAAGATATTACTGAAGTACCCGATTATGTACTTAATGAAGTAATAGATAGAGCTGTAGAAATTGCTCTAGAGACTATAGAGTCATAGAGAACACAAACTAAAGTACAACTTGATAGCTTAAATGAATAATGAGCCCTAGAGAATTACAAATAGAAGTAGAGAGACGATTACAGTTAATCAATCCTGAATTATCTTTAGCTGGCAAATTACCATCTGATACTATAATGTCATTCATTAATGAAGCTATTGACAAATTCTGGAAGACACGTTATTCTGGCCTTAATTATAAACAAAGAGGTTTTGAATAGGACCAAAAGCGTACTGATGATTTACGTACTCTAGTTACTAAGCACACTTATAAAGATACAAACATTTCTAAAATAAACCAAGTTGAATACACAGTTACCTTGCCTGATGATTATGTAATATTATTAGGAGATACAGCAGGTATATCTCCGGCAGATGGTGTAATAAATAATTGCTGGGAGAAGGATGCTTTAGGTAACTACAAAATAAAGTATAGTGATACTATAGAGGGTACTATTGAAACAGTAGATAGAATTAAAGAAAACTCTTTATCAGAGTATCATCTAAAGTACACTAAAGCTAAACCAATAAGACTTATATAGGATAATACAATTACTTTATACACAGATGGTAATTATAAAGTAGCTGAATATACTATTGAGTATTTAAAGAAACCAAGTAAGGTAGACCTTAAAACTAATCCTACTGATGAGTATACAGATTTACCTAGTCATACTCATATGGAAGTAGTTAAATTGGCAGTTTAGTTAATACTGGCTACTTTACCAAATTATAATGTATATTCTAATGAAGTAAATTCAATGGAATAACATTAACAGAAAGCGCTTATTGACGTGGAAATTAAACTTTTAAACAAGTTAGGAAAGTAGAAAGTAAGCGAAAATAGACAGAAGCGCTTAATATGTCTAATTTAAAATAAATAATTTATATGATAACTTCAGTTCATACCGTACTTATCGGTACTAAATGCCCTGCTAGCTATACTACTGCTGATGCTTTGAATGCTGGTGAAGTAGCTTTGTTTGATCAGAATAGAGCTATTCTTAAAACTGCTGCTGAAGCTGCTAAAGCTAGTTCGCTTTATGTTGGCGTAGCAGGTCCGAAAATTAATGTTACCATGCCTAACGGTACGGTTGCTTAGAAAGCTAATATTGAGTTTTCTAATGAAATTCAAAAGAGCTCTAAACCGTCTGCTGTAATTGGTGCTAATGTAGAACCTACTCAGGATAAAGTAGTAGTTACTTTAACTAATGCTACTGTAGTAGCTGGTCATAGATATGTACTTCGTGTTCTGTATAAGGATATTGAAGCTAATAACTTCCAGTTTACTCATACTTATGAAGTATACGCTGAATCAAATGAAGCACAGAAACTGGCAGAAGCTTTTGTAAAGAAGATTAATGCTCACAAAAATCGTCGTATTCAGGCTGAGAATGCTGCTGCTGTTCTCACTTTGACTGCCATGGTTAAAGATGACAATGAAGGTGTTTATTCTCTGAATGAATACTCTGTAGTAGATATGGAAGTATCTCTGTATCATACTGTTCCTGGTGCATTGCTTGCTAATCAGCCAGAAGCAGTATCTGGTGCCACTATTGCTAAAACTCCGGGTAATCCTGGTAAAGGTTTCTGGAAGCAAGTTCGTGATGCAGAAGTACGCTACATGGGCTATAAAGGTCATGTGTTTACTGGCGCATATCCTGAAGTAGAACAAGCTCGTAAAGTAGTAGAGGGTACTAAATACGATTATGCAGTAATTGAAAATGACAATCTGTATCTTAGCAATGATAATCAGTATATTAAGACTACTCCGTTAACTACGGAAGTATACTGTCCTAGCATGGTAGGTAGTATCGTTGATAAAGGTATTCAGTCATTTATCAAAGGTGAAACTGTAGCATAATAAAAATAGTGTTTCAGTGTGCTGACAAGGGCTATGGGGCTAAATAGCCCTGTAGCCTTTTTTATTTAAAAGTATTAATATGAAGATAACCGGTATAACAATAGTAAAAGATAACATAGTAGTAGAACTGGATACAAAGATACCTGATTCGGTAGATTCAGATTTGTATTTATACATAGACACACTGAATAACTATTCTAACAGGAGTTCAGTAAATCCTGATAAACATTCATATAAATTGTTAGTATTAGGTACAGACTATCGTTCTGATGTAAAAATAGACGAATAGAGATTATCCATAGTAATAGATTCTACTAAACTTGAAGATTTCTGTATGAGTGCTTTTATAGCTACAATTGACAATTCAAGTTAGTTCTATTTTAATCAGGCTGATATATACTATAAAGAAGTTGAGTTATTGTGTAAGAATTGTAGTACTTGTTTGGATGATCAATAGATGGATAGAATGGTTCTATTCATATTGAAACAAGATCTATTAAGTTACGCCATTAATAATAATCTTATAGATGATGCAGTGCAGTATTATACAGATTTAGCTAGAATGTTAAATATATGTTTAGATACTAATACTACTTACTACAATAATCACGATTGCTTTGCTTGTAATAAAACTTGTAGAAATGGAGTTTGTTCATTATGCTAATAGATGATATATATAGAATAGGTAAAGAGTACAACTTAAAAGTTAAGTATAACTCAAATCAAGGTATACCGTGTATACGTAAATGGATATGCGCTAATCATATTGCTCGTCTATTAGAAAGTGATTTAAAACTTACAGATGAATAGATTGATTGTCTTAGAGCATTGATAAGCAAGCTAGTACATCCTTTGGATGAAATGTGGAAAGATACTTCTGAAACTGACGATAAAGCTATATTGTTAGAATAGAGTTTAGGAGTAGACTTAGGGATAAAGACATTCTATGATGAACTTTTAATTTGTGAAAAATGACTCCATTGGAAGAACAAGTACAGAAAAATACTACGTCTATTAAGACTATATCAGATAGTTTAATAGAGTATGCTAAAGATACAGATTTAGATAAGTCTAATGATAATATATCTGCCAATACTGCTGATATAGAATAGTTACGTAGTAAATTAGTTGATCTATAGACTTAGATTAATTTATAGAACCGTATTGAGTAGATGAAAGATACTAATATAGTAGATGCTGCTAAATTAGACTTACTTCAGTACGATGGGAAAAGATGGTCAAACATAGCTGCTAATAAAGTAGTAACCGGCTTACTTGGTAAATTAGTTGATTTACAAGATGTGACTATTAGTAACTTACGTAATGATAATGCATTAGCGTGGGATAGTGAATTATAGAAGTGGACTAATAAGAACTTGAATACAGAAATATATGATGATGTATTCTTAAGTAAAATCAAGCCTGATTCTACTGCTTACGAAGTATGGTTTAAAGAATCCGCAATATTTGGTCAAGAAGGTTTTGCATCAGGTCTTACTGGTTTTGGTGGTAAGATTGATAAGTATGGTCATGCTGAATTTGATAGTCTTACTTTACGTAGATTTCTTGAAGTACCCGAATTAAGATATAATCGTGTAGAGATTCAATTAGGAGATAAGTGGAATGCTCCTGGTGCAGGTGTAATAGAAAGTGTAGAACAAACAGATGAACGGACAGGCGTCATTACACTGAAACTAGAAGAAGGCGAATACGGAGCTGTATCAATGGGTGACTTATGCATGGGCATATATCATTCAGAAAAGACAGACGAAAATGCTGAGAATGATGAAGATGATGGTAGAGGTAATAGAAAGTTTGCAGGTTTCTATACTGTATACTTTGAAGTTACTAATATACTAGATGCTCAAAATAAAAAATTTGGTTATAAACTTAGGCCAGTAGATGAATATTGGAATATGGTATTCCATCCCTGTGCTCAAATGAACTTTGTAGCATATGGCAATAAAACTAATGTAGATCGTCAGACATCTTGCTACTCAACTCGTACTTATACTCGTTACTTAGTAAAACAAAATACTTGGGATTAGAAAGCTATCAATATAGCTATGTAGTTTGGTGATTTAAGCAATCTCAATATATTTGGATACGAAATGACTGGTTATTCAGCATACCTAAACTCAGTATATTTTACTGGTAAGATTACTCAAGTAAAACCAAACGGAGAAGAAATAAAGTATGCTAACGATAGAGGACCTTGGGAACCAGATACTCATTATGACTATTATGATAGAGTGAGCGTATTAGGTTACTTATGGTTATGCGTTAATCCTAATGGTTCTGATACTAAACCTAGTGAAGATAATCCTGATTGGTTAATGCAGGTATCTAAGGGTGATCCAGGAGCTGGTATGATAGTACGTAGATCTGAATGGAAACCTGGAGTAGAATATAGAAATGATTAGGATGTACCGCAATCTGTATCAGAACTAAGATACTTAGATATAGTATTAGTTAAAGATTTAGCTACTACTACTGGATATAAAGTATATAAATGTATTTATACAAAGGCGCCTCACATATCTACTAATGATAATGCTCCTGGTACAGATGGTGGAGTTGAATATTGGGAAGAACTAGCATAGAATGTAGGTAGTATTTATACTGATTTGATTATAGCTAAGAATGCTAAATTAGACTTTATTACTGGTAACTCATTAAGAGTTGGTTATTAGGTTGATAATACACCTAATGGATTTAGAGTGGTAGCTGGTATTACTGGTGAAGGAGGTAGTGATTCTAATTCTATTCGTATATGGGCTGGTTCTGATGAAGAAAATAGAAGCAGTGCTCCATTTAGAGTAACTCAATCAGGAGCCTTGTATTCCACTAAGGGTCAAATAGGAGGTTTTAATATAGGTAGTACTTATTTAGAAAATAAAGATTCTAGTACAGGAGATGGCTTATACTTAGATAGAAATTCTATTCTATTTAAAAAAGAAGGTAATATGTTTGCTGTAGGTCATATATCTACACTAGGAACTAATAGATTAGGTATTATAACAAAAACTAATTCTAATATTGACCGTAAACTACCAAACTTTGGTCTTATTTTTGATGTATACGGAAGTGATATATCTAATATAGCTATAGGTGGTAATGGAGATGTTGTTATGAATGGTTTAGTACAAGGATTTGATTACGATGTCAAAAGTTATACAGCCAATAACACTACATATGAAATAAACTTCGATAGTGAAGTAGTCATATTAAGAACAGCTGATACTACAGGTTCATTTGTCAACTTACCATCTAAACGTAATGTAACTAGTAGATTAGGTATAACTGAAGGATCAGCATTCTGTGCTGAAATCACTTTTGTAGCAGATATAGGTATTACTGAAACTAGAGTATATGGAAGACATGGAAAAGCTACTGATTTTGGAAGTACAGAATTTCCATAGCTATATGATTCAAATGGAAACAAAATAGATTATGTTACTATGAATCAAGGAGATATTGTTACAATACTTATAATTCACGAACCTTTTACTTTGACTGAAAGAAAATATTATGCTATGTTAAAAAGTTTTAAATTTGATTAATATGAAAATAAACTTTGCACAACTAGAAACATACACAGACATTCAAAAGACAAACAAGATCTGTTTGGATGCTAGACAACAATTAGGTGAATTGATTTACGAAGCGGGTAGTGGTATTAAAGCTCACGCATTAGCTTTAAAGATTTATAATTCTGAAGGGGAAACAGAATATACAGAAGAAGAAATACAAACTCTTATGCAGTTTGTAAATCAGTACTGTAAACCTGCAATTATAGATGCTATTAATGCATTAAAAACAGAATAAGTAATATGATTACAAAAGGAATTAGAATAAGTCAGTTAGTCGAAAGGAAAGATCTCAATGGTAAAGAAATAATTCCTTTTCAAGATGGCATTCATAATGGTAAGTTAAGTATATAGTCCTTAATAGATTATATAGGGGATATATCTGATAGTGATTTAGAACTACAGGCTTTGATAAAAATATAGAAGTTTGTAGATACAGTATCAGAAATGGACTTACTGTTATATCAAGCTAAAGAAGGAGATATTTACTACTGCAAAGAAAATAAGAAACTATACGTTAGAAGTTTTAATAAGTGGGATATGCTAGATCCGCTTACATCTAAAGTATATGTATTAGTAGGTTTAGATGAGTATAACAGAACTAATATCATACATCTTTGGGATGGCAATGATATGGTAGTAATGTCTGAAAGACTATTTCTTGGAGAAACAACTGGTACTGCTTATGATGGTGGTAAAGGAAAGGCGTTAGCTGATATAGTATCTAGAATAATTATTGATGGGGATGGTACTAAGTATTTATCTGATGATGGTACTTATAAGCTTATTGTGGCAGATACTGCTGAAACAGTAAAGACTACAGATGAAATACTTGTTGCAGGTGGTCCATTAGCTGGCTTACTTAATAAAGCAGGTATTAATAGTATCAGTCCCGATACCAGTATGCAGGACTTATTTATATCTCTATTTACTAAAGAATTGTGGCCTACTGATCTTGTATTCAAAGAAGGTACAGTTAGTGCAGCTATTGCGGCTCCTTCATTCACATTAAGTAGTACAAACTTAGTAGAAGTAGGTGCTACTGTTACTATTGGAAGGACTACTTTGTCTGCTGTTACTATGTCTACTACAGCTAGAACATACAGTGGATTTACTTATGGCTATAGTTCTGCTAATGATAATACTAAAGATTCTTCTAATACCACTATAACAGTTAATGCTAGCAATGCTGCTTTAAATTCAGTTAATTATACTATGAAGCGTACTACTAATGGTAGTGTAGAGAATGCCGCTGCTAATACTAATCCTGCTTAGGTTACTTTAGATAGTAAGACATTTAAAGCTATTGAAGGTACTAATACAGTAAAAGTAGACATAACTGGTCCTACGGCTAATGCTACATTTGCTTCTATGCCTGTATATTACGCATGTAGTAACTTAGGTAAGACTAGCGAAGAACATAAATCAGTAGCTAAAGATACTGTTACTAAGAGTAGCTCAACTCCTTCTAATTCCAAAACATTGAATGTTACCGGTGTATATCCTTACTATACTAATAAGGATAATATTACTACATTTGCTAAACTAGCGTTAACTACTAATAAAACATTAGATGTTACATTTGTAGCTGAAACAGCAAGCAATAAACATGCATTTAAGATACCGGCTAAGTTTAATGTAACTAAGATTACATTGTTGAATACACTTAGTGGTAAGTATGAAGACTATAGTGTTAGTAGGTTCTCTGTTACTACTGAAACTATAGATGTACAAGGTACTAATGTACAATATAAAGTATATACTCGTAATGATGGAACTAACGGTTCATCTTCATTTAAAATAACATTTGCTTAATTATGAGAGATAGAGGAACATTTAATTTTAGTGGTAATCTTGAAGTAAAGAAAGATGCCCCTCTCGAAGCTAGATCGTTAGTTAATTCATATGCAGATCTAGTAAAACCAGAGACCTGGACAGATGAATAGGGAGGTATATGGAAATATGACTGTATGTTAGTTTCCTGTAAAGATAGACCTGGTAAGATATATCAATTATCTCCTGGTGCTGACTATACTAGAGAAAGCAGTTGGATTCTAATAGGAGATACATCCGAACTTAATAGTAAAGTACAACAGTTTATAAATAGTAAAGGCGCTCCAAATGGTTTAGCTTCTTTGAATGAAAGTGGAGTTATACCGTCAACTTAGTTACCATCTTATGTAGATGATGTAGTAGAAGTTGCTGCATTTAGTAATTTACCTAGTAAAGGTGAATCTGGTAAGATATATATAGTAACTAGTACTAATATACAATATAGATGGTCAGGCACTGCTTATGTTGAGATATCTAAATCAATAGCATTGGGTGAAACTAGTTCTACTGCATATCCCGGGGATAAGGGTAAAGCTACTACAGATGTAGTTAATTCATTATCTGATACTTTAGTTAATGACGTATTAGTAGCTCAATCTAATCAAAATTCAGTATCACTAACAATAAAGTCAATAACTAAGACTACAGCTAATAAAGATAAACAGTTATTGTTAGCTGATGGTGATCCAATACTACTGACAGATGGTACTCCTATACTATTAGGAGATAGCGAAAGTGCTAGAATAGCTAGAGCTACTGAAGGTTTATATTCTCAAGCTAACGATAAAGTAATTACTATAAACCCAGCTACAACTTCAACAGCTGGAGTAATGTCATCATCTGATAAATCTAAACTTGACAGTTTAAAGTCATAGGCTGAAATAGATGAATTAGTTACCAAGCTTGATACACATATTAGTAATAAATCTAATCCTCATAGCGTTACTAAAGTTCAAGTAGGATTAGGTAATGTAGATAATACCTCTGATGCTAATAAGCCTATATCTAATGCTACACAAACTGCTCTTAATGGTAAATTTAGTGCTACAGACGGTAATGCTTTAAAGTAGAGAGTAGATAATATACCTGAATTGGTAGCTACCGATATTACTGTTGATAGTGATAACGATAGTGTAAATATATCTTTAGATAAGACGTCTATTGTAGACGGAACATTATCAGGAACAACTATAAACATTAATTCTGCAACAGCTAGTAAAGCTGGTATACTTGTACCTACTGATAAAAGCAAAATAGATAAGATTATTACCAATGGTAATGGTACTAAATACTTATCTGATAATGGCACTTATAAAGAAGTGAGTGGTGGATCTAGTAGTTCTGATATAAACATTATTGAATTACAAGATATTAGAGATATTATTTCAATTGTATATCATGAAAAAGATAGAGCTTCTAGTGATATAAGTTCAGTTTTTGGTAGTTCTGCTAACTTTAGATCTATAGTTAATGATATACTAAAAACACATACTCGATATTTTTTCCGCGTTAAAGACACTCCAGATACTAACTGTATACAGTTATCAGGAGTAAATGCTTGGAAAAATATAGATAATACTCGATATGAACTGCATTTTATTTATAATTATTATATATCAAATGGTGATCAAAGAACTTGTAGAAGAGTAACTGTAATTGATAGTGATAATACTGATAGTAATTTATTCATCGTAGAAAATGTGAATGATATGTACGTTCTATCTAAAGATAGAGATAGACGTAAATCAGTATCATTAGTAGGTGAAGGCTTTGATGAAAATCATTGGTATCCTGTATCATTTACTGCTGACCCTAATAGTATTGTACCTCCTTGTAATTTAATAATTTGGAATAGCTTGAATAATGATTCTGCGGGAATAAGCCCTAAACCATCTTGGGCTACAAATAATGGAGGTTTTGTATTGCATATTGATATGACAATTATTGGAGATGGATATGGGCAATATACATATGCTAGAAATAAATTAAATAATTGGCATGGAGAATGGGGAGGAGAAACAGCAGTTGGAGAAATGCGTTAGACTACACAGACTTCTACATTCTATATATATCTTAGAGGAGGTGCTAATTATTTTTATACTAGTGATTACGCAGACTTAAAAATGACTGCACATTCCTCTGAAGTATTAGATGGATATAACACATACTCTATAAAGGATACACAAGGAGATATAAAAGACTTCTTTGTATACGTTGAAAATGATCTATTTGGAGAAGTTAGAAATTTACAAATAGTGCATGATAATGAGTTTAACTTTGCAAATGATAGTATCGGAAACTATGTATGGATTAACTATAGATCTAGATATGATTCAGTAACTTCGGCCAAGGCAGTATACGTAGGTAATGGTCAAGCTGGTGCAGATGGAGCTTTTGGTGCAATACATGCTTCAGGCTTCTTTAAAGAATCTGACGTTAGATTAAAATCTAATATAGCTCCATTAAATCATACATTAGATCAAATATGTAACATACCTACCGTAGAGTTCAATATGCACGATAAACATCAAATAGGTACTATTGCATAGGATTTAGAGAATAACTTTGCTGAAATAGTTAATACAGACAGTGATGGTATGAAATCTGTAGATTACTGTATGTTAGGTGTAGTAGCTATTGAGGGTGTTAAGTTACTTAAGTAGGAAATTGAAGATTTAAAGAAACAAGTGGAGGAATTGAAGAATGGAAATGCAATCTTGGGTAGAAATTTATAATAGAATACCAACCAAATATATATAGTACTTAAGTGTTCCTCATTCTAATGAATGTCCTACTAGGGCTGAAATAAACAGTGAACTTACTCACGCTTGTACAACAGATTCAAATGAATTGGCAGATTAGGCTTCTATCACATTAAATTTCTCTGAAAGGCCAATATTAACATCTGATTCATTAGCTGAAAATTGGCAGCACAATAGTACTACCCAAAGAGATATTTAGTTAAGATATGGTAAAACATATCTTCTTAATAAGTTTTCTATTGGTGAAGATGTTTAGGATTATACAAGTAATTATGTAACTAAAGTTACTGGACAAACTCAATTCTTTGAAGTACTAAGGTTAGATAGAGGAATATTGCGTGTAAAACCTTTATCTAATAATTCTACAAATATGATGCGTACAGCAACAATAGCTGTAACAGCTATGGGTGAAACTACATATATATATCTATCACAAGACGCTAACTCTTTTTCAACATGAATCCACACTTAGTACATATGTCAGATAGAGAACTACTTGAACAAATATATCTGCTGTTACTTCAGATTAACGTTAAGGTAAGTGAAATAGATAATGATTCTAAGACGTTTGGTATGAATCTTGCAGCAGATCTATTAGGCACAATGTTACAAGATACAAAAGTTAATAACAGTAAAGAATATAAGTAATGAAATATTTTACAATTGAGGAAATGACAAAGTCATCTACAGCTACAGCTAAGCATATAGACAATACTCCTAATTAGACCGTAATAGATAACCTTACTAAGCTAATAGAGGCTGTTTTAGACCCTTTAAGGGAATGGTGGGGCGGACCTATTAAAGTTAACTCAGGATATCGCTGTGAGGCTTTAAATGAGGCTGTAGGTAGTAAAGCTAAGAAGAGTTAGCACTTATACGGAGAAGCAGCTGATATTACTGTAGGTAGTAAGACAGAGAATGAGAAGTTATTCAACTATATTAAGGATAATCTTCCATTTGATCAGTTAATAAATGAATCAAACTTCTCTTGGGTTCATGTATCATATAGAGAAGGGAGATTACGTAAACAAGTACTAGCACTATGAAAACAATCCTATATCAGCCTTTATTTACAAATCCTTAGGCATACTTTGTATTTCCTTAGTTGTATCATATAGAGAAGGGAGATTCCTATATTGAACCTGCTAACATTACTGGATAGCTAATAATATAGAGTTTGAGCTGTAATACTAAACCTACAGAGGATAATTCTATATTGTTAGTAGATAGTACTCCTATATTGTTAATTGATGGAGAACCGCTGTTATTGGCTTCATAGAATACTAAACAAGTATAGTATGATTATACTAGTTATAAGTATACTAATAGCATAGACTTTGATAGATTTAAAGGTTGTCATATACGTATTAGTCAATATACTAATATAGGGGCTGTAGTATTAGGTGAATGGTATATACCTGATACACCTACACTACCTGAACCTGAACAACCACAAAAGCCTGATGAAAATGATATTCTCAAATCATTAATAGTACATTACAATGTAGGTAAACAAGGTTCTAACAATATTAAAACTACTAGTACATTAACTGATTATAGTGGTAATAATAGAAATGCTACCTGTAAGAATTTTGATTGGAATACTACAGAATTCGTAGATGGAGGCAAAGCTATGAGATTTGATGGCAACGGTAGTTGTATTGTTGCCGTTGATATGCCATAGATAGATAAGTATACCTTAATAGTTAAAAGAAGATGGATTGATAAAAGGACTGAAAATAAGTGGTTCTGTTCATTAGGTAGTGGTGATTATACTTCTGCATCACAATCCTTATTTTGGTTTGAAGGAGGTCTATTAAATAATGTATTTTATACTTATAACAGAGGTTATAAGAATCCTATTGTATTACCAGAATTAATATCAATACAATCTAGTGATGATTATAATGGAACTCGTATAAATGCATCTGACGGTATACAAGCTGGTAATAAATTATTTATTGGTTCAATAGGTGAAAATGACAATACTCATGTAGTAGCTGATTTCTATCAATTACTATTATTTGATAGAGTGCTTACTGATGCTGAAAGAGAATGGGTTAAGGAAAATATGATAGAACCTGATACAGTATCAGCTGCTAAAGCTTGTTCAGCTTTATTTGAACCTGAAAATTTAGAAATAACAGGCGAATGATAGATGATAAACAGTATGATGTTATTAGTGGTCAACCACAAACGTATAGTGTATCTGGTTCAGTTACTCTTGATTTCTTAAATATGAAAGATGTAACTAACTTTGCAGGTACTATTAAATTTACAGAAGTGCCGGAATGAAATTAATATCATAAATATATACTAATTAGTTATGAGAAATAACATCTTAGGTACGGTGGTCTATCTATCCACCGCCATAGTATTCGGTGGCAGCACTGCACTGCTGATGCTCTTTATCAAGGAGAACAGCGACCGTTGCCACTACTATAACGGCAAGTGGAATAAGAAAGACTTAGCAATTGGAATTTCATCCATAATATTAGGATCCATTGCTAAATATTTTATAACTTTAATTTAACAAACTTATGATAAAACAAGAAAACCCTAACTTTTTAGCATCTGTTTATGCTCCTAATCCAATGGAAGTAACATATTGGATTGATTTGTCTGAAGATGCTAATGGTAATGTTATAAAAACTTATGATGGCAAAAAATGGATTCCTATTAACAATAAGGAAGATAATACACAAAATTCTCAAATAGAACATTTGTTAAACATTATAAATGAGAAAGCAAATAAAAAAGACGTATATACTATAGCTTAGACAAATGATGCAATAAATAGGTCAAAGACAGTAGTTGAAAATGTTCTTACTTCTACTTCGACAACTACTGCTTTATCCTCAGCTCAAGGTAAGATTCTAAATGATCTAATTACAAGTCTTACTGCTAGGGTATAGGCTCTTGAAACTCCAAAGCCATAAAATGATAAGAAGCGCTATTAGTTGAACACACTGTTTATTTACAAGTGGTAACCTATACAGTAACTGTGCGTTTTAATATTAAATCTCAAACAAATTATCAGTCCTAGCAGATTTTCCCCCTTTTAAATCTCTAGGACTTTTTTTGATTACATTATCAGACTTTTAGCTATGAATTATTATCAGATAGGAGAACAAACGATGTCAATATTTAAGAACATGTTTAGTAGTGTTGAAAAGGTTACAATTAGCACTATAGGTGGTTTATTGTCTTTATATTCTCCCGTGTATGTCCCTATATTGGCTTTATCAGGAATTATAATTGTTGATTCTATGTATGAGTGTAAAGCTAATAAGAAAGCTAAGAAGTATCATAATGTAGTAGAACAATCAAGGAGATTATATTCAAAGATATTTTATAAATTACGAGATTCTATAGTTGCCATATGTGGAGCATTTACTATAGAAACCTTTATTATAACTTCTATATCAATACCAGCAGTAGAATTTGTAGCTGGTGCTATAGCTCTGGTAGAATTTTTCTAGTTACTTGAGAATTTAGGTAGAATACATCCTAATTGGAAAATATGGGGTCTACTATAGAGAGTAATAAAGAAGAAAGGGGAATAGTTTTTAGATGTCAGTTTAGATAAAGAATTTTCAGATGATACCAATACTAAGCATAATTAATTGGTGCAGAAAGAATTTCAAAGTAGTCGCAGTAGGTTTAATCAGTTTACTTATTGCGACTATTTTTGTTTAGCACAATTAGTTATAGAAAAAAGATACAGAGATAAATAGAATAACTTCTAATGTTAGAACTTACTAGGATATAGTATCTAATAATTAGAATAATAACAGAACACTATAGCTTACTATAGAAGAATTAAACCATAGTAATGATAGTTTATTATTATAGTTGAAATAGACTCAGAAAGAGCTTAAAATCAAAGACAAGAATCTAACCGATGCTAGTGTAATCAATACAGAGATTAAAGATTCTGTTAAGACAGTAATCAAGAAAGAAGCTATAGATTTTAAAGAAGAACTAAAGCTTAATCCATTAACAACTATCATAGTTGAAAGAAAGGACTCAATCCTAACAGCCAAAATAGATTTAAAAAATCAATAGACTATTCTTATATACAAGAAGAAAGAGTATAAGAATTTCTATAAAAATGGCTGGGTTAGATTCTGGCACTTTGATTGGCGACGTATAAGAATAAAGAAATATCAGGTGGTTAATAGTAATCCACTGATTAAAGTGACCGACACTCGTGTAATAGAAATAGGAAAATAAAAAATGGAGGTATTATGCATACCTCCATTTAAAGCCATAAGCTTGTTTTCTGTTATGTTTACAACATCTAGATATATTACCGTGTGTAAAACCAAGTTTGTCATCTATTTCTTTTGCGCTTCTCCACACTTTAATAATTTTATCATCTAAAGTTAGCTGTTCTATTGGTTTTTCTTTTGATAAAGATCGCCTTTCTATTGCAGTACCATAATTAGTATTGTATTTGTATGTGCACCATTCTAGATTATCCACATGATTGTTAGACGGATTTTCATCCTTATGATTTATTATAGGATAGTTATTAGGATTATCTAAGAAAGCCATAGCTACTATTCGATGTACCCTCATAGTATGGTTCAGACCGTCATTTCCTTTTAATATCACTATAAGGTGATTATGACGTAGTTTGCAGGGCTTAAGATATTTTTCTTTTAAATATCTTTTTCCTGATGAATCATATCTGGCTTTAGATTTTACATTTCCAAAATTAGATATCATATAATTATCAAAATTTTCAATATCTTTCCAAATTTCCTTATGAGCCTACTAATGAAAATTCAAAGATAGTAGAGCTTCAAAATGAAATAAATGAATTAAAAAATATCATAAGGAAGGCCAATTAGATGGTTCCACCACCTATGAAAGATATGTTACCTTAGGATATGAAAGATGCAATGAATAAGGTTGATCAATAAGATCGACCTTTTTTTATTTTAAGGCTGTGTAAGAAGAGCTATTAGTTCCCTAAAGGGATTGTAAGGGAAGATATATAAAATGCTGCTACAAGCCTTAAAATGCGTTTTATTCTGTATTAACGTTAATATTTAATAAAATGAGTCTTAATAATATTATTGATAATATTTTATAGATTGTTCGTAATAACAATATAGCAGAATCAGAACATATTTCAAGACATTAGATTGAATTATGGATTGTATATTACAGAGCAATGCTTATAAAGTAGGCTATTGATAAGGGTTATGATGTTGATGAAGCGTATGTCTCTACATTAGAACCCATTCATTTAGACAGAGTACAGATTGTTCCTGGTAAATTTGTATTCGTTGGAGAAAAAGAACTACCTACTTTAATCAACTTTAGATATAAACCAGGAGTAATAGCTGTACGTGATATGTTTGGTAACCTAATATAGTTAGGTAGCTATACTAAAGCTAAATTACAAAAATATAGAAAAGCTACATGTAAAGACTATATCGCTTGGGTTAAGAATAACAAAATATACGTTGAAGGAGATTCTAACCAATTAGAATATATAAGTATAGATGTTATACTTTAGGATCCTACTAAGGATATACCGTGTTATAATCCAGATGATGAATATCCTATACCAGCAGCTATGATACCTACTATTGTGTAGATGATATTGGAGAAAGAATTGAGAGTTATGGTAGCTTCTCCTAGTGACGTTACTAATGACTCTAAAGATGATACTCAGAATAGATATAGTAACAAATGAGAGAAAGAGTAAAATATAACAGAAAAAGCTATACTATCGCTGATTTTTATATTAATTATAAATAGCAAATTGATGCTAATACCTAGTATGATGTTAATTTAAAGACATATAAAGCAATAGTAACAGATTATTTTAAGTACATTAGAGATGAAATAATGTAGAACTGTAAAGAATTTAAATTACCTTGCAGGCTAGGTACTTTATAGATAATAAAGCATCAACCAAAAGAATTCTCAGGTAAGAGTTTGAGATGGGATTGGAAAGCTACTAAGGAAACAGGTAAACCTGTATATTTACTAAATGATCATAGTGGCTATTTTAAGTACAGATTTTATTGGTGTAAGAAGAATTGTCTGTTAACTAACAAGAGTAAATATCAATTTATAGCTTCAAGAGAAAATAAAAGGAATTTGGCAGTTATCATTTTTAATAGGCTTAAAGATTATAGAGAATTATGATAGAATAGTATCTAAATAATATAAACCTGTTACCAAAAGTTAGTGGAGTATACTCCATCGTGAATGTATTAAATGGTAACCGTTATATAGGAAGTTCTATGAACATACACTAGAGATTAGCTAGTCATAGAAGTAAACTAAGAACTGGTAAGCATAATAATATCCATTTACTTAATGCGTATAATAAATATGGAGAAGATAAATTTAAAGTACAAATCTTAGAAACATGTTCCAGCGTAAGAGATACACTTATGTTTCTAGAACAAAAATATCTGGATTTAAAACCTGAATACAATATATCTCCATTCGCTAATAGACCAGACCGTAGTGGAAAGAAATGTACAGAACAAAACAAATAGAGATTAAGACAAAATAGACTAGGAAAGAAATTGTCAGAAGAAACTAAGAGAAAGATAAGTGCAGCGGGTATGTATAAAACTACTAAAAAAATTTATGTTTATAATCTGAATGGTGATTACTTAGCTGAATTTGATGGCGTACGTAAAGCAATGGAATATTTAGGTATAAATGAAAATGGCTCCTCTATATATTGTGCTATAGGTGAACACTCAAAAAATAGCAAAAGTAGATATGCGTACGGGTATCTTTGGTCCAAAGTGAAGTATGATAAAATAGATCCTTATTTTGGAAAAAAAGCTAGTAGAAGTAGAAATGTTGATTAGTTAACATTAGATGGACAGTTTATAAACAAGCACAACTCTTCTGCTGAAGCGGCTGAATCGTTCGGATATAGAAACGGAAGATTTTGGATTAAAGATTGTATATTAGGTAAAAGACAAGAAGCATTTGGTTTTAAATGGAGGTATAGTAATGATAAATAATAGATTAATAACATCAAAGAGTGTAATCGCAAAAATAATATCTGATTTACAATTATAGGAAAATGAAATTAAAATTTCAGACATAAAAGAATGGATTTGTGAAGGGCTACTAAAAATTGGAGCTATACAACAATATGAGCACAAAGTAGCAATATTACCTGTCAAATGCCATCAAGCTTCTTTACCTTGTGATTTATATAAACTTGGTCAGGTGGCGTTTTCATTCTGCAATAGTGGAGGTTGGTTACCTATGAGAAAAGCTACATCTAGCTTTGGAGTATACCATGACAAATGTGTAGATAAGCCGTGTATGCTTATACCAGATGCAGGTCTAATACCTTTAGTAAAGAACTTATTTAATTTAGTATCTGATAGAGAAGCTTTAGATAAGCTTAACTCGGATTCTAATATGCGTGATACTTTAAGTGCTTTAGTAAATCAGTATACAGTGGCTAGTCCATCTAACAGATATGTAAATGGTAAATTTGCTCATACCGATGGTACAATGTACAGCGCAGATTTATAGTATATGACAAAACCAGGTTATATTATGACTAATATACCTACCGGTTTTGTCAAAATAGAATATTATGCTATATTTACTGATGAAGAAGGCATGCCTATGATACCAGATATGGAATCCTATAAAGAAGCATTATTGTGGTACGTTACATTAAAATTAATGTATCCGAGAAAGCTAAAGGGACAAATATCTTAGTAGGATTACTTAGAAATGAAGACTAGCTGGAACTACTATAGAAAGTAGGCTTATGCTGAAGCTATGTTACCTGGAGTAGATGAACTGGAAAGTATTAAAAATACCTATCATAAGCTTTATCCAGAATTTAATGATCATGATACTTTCTTTAGTACTACTGGTGAAGAACAAATACTTTATAATTAGAATAGATTATGATTAGTAATACAGCTCAAATAAATACATTTTATGGTGGAATGAACACTGATAGTGCCGCCAGTATGTTACCAAGTAATCAATATAGATTTGGTTAGGATGTTCGTATCATTACTGATGATTCTAGTACTAGTGGTGTTCTTTAGAGTGTAGAGGGTGCTAAAAAGTATAATTATGGTATTAAAGGTACTGAAGAAATAATAGGTACTGCAACCATTAATGATATTGCTGTAGTAGTTACTAAGTTAGTAGATGGCTATAATAAGATATACCGTATAGAGAATTTTGATTCTCCCAATTTAGTTAGTACAGTTGTATTATAGGGTAAATTAAAACTATGTGAAAAAACTGATTCAAATCAGTTAAGTATAGTATTAAATTACGAAACACAGTCCAATATTAAAGCTTACTTTACTGATGGAAACTCATCTATTAAAGTAATCAATATTATGAGTGATAAGTATATAAAGTATCCTAATGTTGATAACCCTTTAGTAGATGCAGATGGTAATATACTTAATCCAGATAGTATTGATATTATACCTAATGCAATATTACCACCATTTGAAGTCACAGATATTGTGTCTGGTAACTTTCAAGCTGGTATGGTTCAATACTGTTATAGATTGTATAATAAACACTCTCAACAAACTTCATTATCTAGTTTAAGTAATTTAGTACACTTAGACGCTTCTGAAATTAATGCTTCATTAGTAAATCACGAAGGGTCTTAGAAAGGTTCTTATACCGGTAAAGGATGCACAGTAAGAGCAAAACTCAGTACTAAAGATTTCAATAGATGTAACATAGTACGTATCTTCTATGAAGATAATAATTCTATTCCTACTTATTCTGTAATAGATGATATTGAAATAGATACAAATTTAGATTACATAAGTTATACTGATACTGGTAGTAGCGCATTAAGCACTATGACATAGGAAGAATTTAACGCATTTACTAGCTATTCTTTTATATGTAATAGCATTACTTCTCTGTAGAATAGACTGTTTGCGTCTAATGTTACAGAAACTTCTTGGGTACCAATGATATATGACAATGATAATCTGGTGGAGTATGACGCTAGAGTATATAGAGCTAATTCTAACAATTATGTTAGGTTAGAAACTGCTAACCCTGACGACTATGAGTATTTCTCAATTACAGATTACGATGCTATGAGGAAAATTCCAAAACATCATGATTGTATTAACCCTTATAATGCAGCTAGATCTAGCTTTGCACAGTCTACAGAATATGTGTATGGAGAAGGAAATAAGCTTGGAGGTAATGGGCTAAATATATCATATAGTTTTATTAATACGGAATTAAACGAAACTTATTCACCTCTTACTGGTACAGGCTTAGCAAACAACGTTGGTCTTGAAAATAGTGGTTTTACCACAGATTCTATGCCCATTTATGAATTAAATGGAAGTAAAATATACGATAGGCCTATAGCCTCTGCTTATAGACAAAGAAATTACGCTGACCCCATCATAGCTTCGTTATTTAAAAGTTATCAACGAGATGAAGTATATAGATTTGGTATTGTATTTTACAATAGTAAATTCATAGCTTCTCCAGTATTGTGGATAGGAGATATTAGAATGCCTAATTTAGTCACAGCCCCTCTTCTTACGCAATCTGGTAGTTACTGGTACTCAAAACCTATAGGCATTAAATTTACAGTAAAGAACTTTCCTATTGATGCAGTATCTTATGAAATAGTAAGATGTGACAGAACAGAAAAAGATAGGACTATTGTATCGCAGGGTGTTATTACTCCAATACATAATTATAAAATTGTTGAAACAAGTGATAATGGAGAAATAGGTAGAGGGGAAAGTAATAAAGATACGAATGAGTATAGACCAATGCCATTTTTACATACTAAACGTAGAGGGTTAGTAATAGAAAGATCTGGAGCAGGTGTAGTTGGAAGAAAAATTGATGAAGAAGATATAACTGATAATTATTGGAGGTTTATATCACCAGAAGTATGTTTTAATGGAGAAAAGACTGAAGCTCTATTTAAAGACAATATATATCTCAGATAGGAAGCCGTTCTTATATCTGATTTCAGTAAACAAGATACAGATCAGCAAGGTACAAATGTGCAAAACTGGGTAGCTATGAATAACTCAGCTTAGCGTTTACCAGAAGGAACATCTCATGTTACTAATAGAAAAAGTACTAAAGTATATAATTCTGGGAATAATGCGTCAGCTTCAGCATCACAAGTATTTGCTATTCATAATGACGATTGGTACTGTGCTTATATATAGAAATTCTATTTTCGAGTAAATTCTAAATTTATAGGAAAGGAACAAAGTATAATAGACGCAAAACTTCCAGCTATAATACCATACAATGCCGTACTAAATGGTGGAGTAAAACCTTACAAAGCTAATATAGGTAATATTACTTATTCTAATTGGACTGCCAGTAATTTTTATGAAGGCGGAAGTAACATAGATGTAATTACTTATGGCCCAGCTGGTCCGTGTCTTATATTATAGGTATCAGACGATGATATAAATTCAATCCAACCTATTTCGTTTTATCGTGATGAACACGCTAATGATAATTGTCCGTTAATTGTGGTTAATGCAAAAAAACCAACAATACCATATAATGGAAATACTTATTCAGCTAGAACTAGTTCTACGTATATTCCAGTGGGATCATATGGTGATACGAACAATCCTGTAGTATATGCTTTTGGAGGGGACACTTATATCGGTATTCTAGATTATCCATCTCAAATGATATTTCAAAGAAATGAAGCTTCTGGCAGTGATTCTTGGTCTGAACGTAAACGTTATTTTGGAGCATATATACCATTAGAAAGCACTATCAATTTGAAATTGTCTATGGGACAAATGACTAATAGAACGTATAATGGCGCTTCAAATAATGTAGATGCATATTTGCAAATAGAACCCGTTCAATTAGGTACATATCATTCGCAAAGTAAACCTTATTATCTATATAATGACGCATACTCTGCACAGCCTGATGGAAAAATATTCAATACCAGAGGTTTATATGATGAAGCTAATGTGAAATCAGCTAATAGAGTATATGCATCACAGGCTAAAACTATCAATGAAAATATAGACAATTGGTCTGTATTTAAGCCAGCTGATTTCATAGATGTAGATTATCAGTACGGAGAAATAACTAACATACGAGGTATATTTAATAGATTGTACTTCTGGTAGAATAATGCTTTTGGAGTATTATCTGTAAATGAAAGATCATTGATACAAGATAATAATGTAGGTCAGTTAGTATTAGGTACTGGTGGTGTATTAGATAGATACGATTACTTAAGTACTTTAAATGGTACTAAGGTTATTAATGATAGAAGTATAGTAAATTCTAGTAACAGTATCTATTGGTATGACTAGGATAAGAATGAAATATGTAAATCTACAGGAGGCGGAATAAGTATAATAACAAAAGATTGTAATGTACAATCATATATGAATACAATGTATAGTCAGAAAACTAAAGGAGCTAATTCGTTGTATGATAAGAAATATGACGAAGTATGGTTTAGATTATATAACAAGTCTTTAATATATAATGAGAAGTTAAATGTATTTACATCTTTATATACATTTGATCCAGATTTTACGTTACCTCTCAGAGATAAGGTTGTAGCTACTAAGAATAATGAATTTTATATAATAAATTCATTAGATATAGAAGGATTTGGTGATACAAGTAAGGATATAAGACTGCGAATCATAGTAAACAAAGACCCTCAATATACTAAAGTATTTGATAATATTGCGTTACAAGGAGAGTTTATAGATCCTAATAATAAGATATTAACTAATGATATATTAGATGGAATAAAATTCAGTACTAAACATCAAGTAGCAAATAAAGAAGGAGAAGATTTGATATTTGACTATCGTGAAGATACTTATAGAATGCCCGTTCCAAGATAGGATCAATTCGAGGAAGAAGACAATATGTCATTTCCTGCTAGAATGAGAGGTAAATATATGGTTTGTGATTATAAGTTTAAATCAGATAAGGATTATTCTTTTTAGATACCTTAGATAACAACTACTTATAGATATTCTAGAATTTAATATGAAAAAGAATAAAAACAAAAGAAAAATATAGATTCCTGCTGCGTAGTTTGGTTTGCCGGTATCTTTAAGTAATATGCAGGAATTACAATCCTCTATATCTAGAGGCATTGCTCCTAATAATCCTAGCAACCTTATGGTTAAAAGTAACCCTACTAAGGTTGGTATAGGAAATATATCTGGTATAACTTAGGCAATACCAGGGACTATAAATACATTAACAAGTCCTTTTTAGACATCTACAGCTACTACAGGCGGAGAAGCCACTATGCAATCTATTGCAGGTATTGCAGAAGGAGCAGGATCTGGTGCACAACTTGGTATGACTATAGGGGGGCCTGTAGGTGGATTAGTAGGTGGTATAGCTGGTGCAGCTGCTGGTCTCATAGGTAAAAAAGGAAAGGCAGCAGAAATGACCTCATTTACTGACTTTGATGAAGGTACTCTGGGTACTGGCTTAAGAGGTGCATTTAGAAATAAGAAACTTAGAAGACGTAGAGCAGCTATAAGGTTGAACGCATTTCAAAATAGAGAAGCTGTAGCTGGTACAGAAAGATTAGCTAATGAGTTTAATGAAGATAACACAGAGTTTGATACTGATGTATTTGAATACGGTGGTAAAGTTCCTTCATCATTGGCTTATGTAGATGATGGAGAACTAATATAGACTCCAGATGGTTCAGTAAGTAAAGTACCTGAACAAGGATAGCCTACAGATAGTAATTTAGTAAACTTACCAGAAGGAAGTAGAATATTAAGTAATACTTTGAAAGTGCCTGGTACAAATAAAACCTTTGCAGAATTAGGTGATAAAGTAATGACTAGAAAGAAAAGTAAAGGAAAAGACATATACGCTTAGAATGCAAATATGCTTAATGAGATGAATAATAAATTAATGCATGACAAACTATTTGCTATGCAAGAAAGTATTAAAGCTAAGAAAGGCATTAAGAACAAAACTAAAGAATTAAAAAGTTTTGCTAGAGGTGGTGACAATACTCCAGCTGGTTATAATGCCGCAGGTTTTATGATAGATCCTAGATTTGCTGGTGAAATTAGTATGGGAGTTAGCGCTCCTACACCAAGAGTTAGAAGTACTTGGGGTATGAGAGGTGACGTTACAGCTCCTTGGGATAATTATGGTAGAATATCAGAAGTAAATGCCGGTACATTACCTGAAGTAACTATTAGCGCTCCTAAAGCAGTAGTTAAAGAAACTCCTAAGACTACTTCTAGAGTAATGCCTAGAATTACTAAATCAACAGTTGCTCCAGACATTATTCCAAATTTAGATACTATTAATGAAGATTTTAGTATAGATGCTACTCCACAGGATATTAGAACTAGAATGGCAGTAAGCCCAACAGTAGAACCAGTTATTACAAATCCTAATGAGGAACCTGTAAGATTAGATGGATTAAATGATTTAATTAGTGGTGTAACTTCTCTTGTTCCTATAATGTCTAATCTGTTTACTAGTAGTCCAGAAGCAGTACCTGCTAATTACAACCCGTATGCTACAGCTATTACTAACACTATGGGTAGACGTAGATACAATATTGATCCACTACTCAGAGACATAGAAACTAATAGAAATGTAGCTAATTATGCAGCTAGTCAACAAAGAACTAATACTGGTCAAGATATGGCGTTTAGATTACAGAATGCAATTGCTACCAATAAGGCTATTGCTGCTGCTAGAGCTGCTGAAAGTAATGCAAATAATCAGTATAGAGCTGAATATGCAAATACAATGAATAATTTAGGACAGCAGTGGGTTCAAGCTACTAACTTAGCATCTGAACTTAATGCTCGTAATAGAGCTACTGCTAGAAATATTCGCAGAACTGGTTTAAGTCAGTTAAGCCAATGGGCTCAAAATAGAGAGTTAATGAGTAATCAAAGAAGTAGAGATAACGCTATGCTTAAATTGTATGATCCGTTCTTGCAAGCTGGATTTACTTCTGCTGATATGAGTCAATTTAAGAAATGGTTAAATAAGGGAGGTAATAAATAATGACAGCTAATAGATATGATTAGGCTGCTGAAGCCCCTATAATGAATACGTATGTTCCTATTAACTTTGGTGAATTATATAGAATAGGAGCTACACAGAAAGCAGCAGTAGATGAGGCAGCTAAATAGTTTAGTACAGCACTATAGAAATTTGGAGAATTTCGTTCTCCTTCCGCTGTAGATACTTAGAATTGGTATAACTTAACTATTAATAGAAAAGATGTACAGAACGCTATCAATTAGATAGCAAATAACCCTGATGCTATGAAGGATGCTTCTTTTAGAGCTAACTTACAATCATTAATTAATAGCACAGATTATTCTTCTTTATCCTTACTTAAGGAAAGTGCAGATAATCTTAGAGCTGGATTGGAGATGAGAGCTAAGATGGAAGCTGAAGGAAAATATAAAGAAGGATGGGATGATTCTAATATTCCTCAGTATGATACACTAGGTAATAAAAGAGTATTTAGCGATATTACTCCTGTTAGATACATGACAGCTGATGAGCTATCTAATCCTTACTTTAGTAATCTTAAGCCTAGTAGTTTAGGCTCTGTATGGAAAGATGGAGTTAAGTATAACAGAGCTGGCATAACATATGATACATTATATGATATAGCAAATGCTAGATTTAATGATTTGGTAAGTACTCCACAGGGACAGAAATATTATAAAGAAGCATTACAAGCTGCTGGTGGTAATGAGTCTGTAGCTAGAGAAGCTTTTGTAGGAATGATAGCTGATTCACAAAGAGATAGAATTGTTAATCAAGATACTGTTGATCCGTTGTGGTTAATACAAGCTAAACATGCAGCTAGCAGAACAGGTAAAGACGAAATAATTAGACCTAATCCTACTAGATTAGACTTCTTAAATGAATCTATTACTAGAAGTGTACAATCTAGAATTGGTTCTAGATTTGATCAATATAGAAATTATATTGAAGGTCTAATAAGTAAGTATCCAAATACTAAGATAGCTCAAGATGCTAAGAAAGGTGTATAGAATATTGATAACATGATGAACTCATATATGCAACTTAATAAGGCTGCAATGCAGTATTCTAATGCTTATAGAGCTACAGGTAATGATAATGACTTAATAGTAGCTAGAAGTGCATCTGATGCAGCTGATAGATTACAAGCTCAAATGATCGGTCTTGCTAATAAACATGTACTTAGAGATGAATTCCAAAAAGTATCCGGCTTCTCTCCTATATCTGTAAGCGGTAATAAAGAGTATTCTAAACAAGGTTACTTAAAAGGTGTAAACTCGGCTTTGGATATGATTAAAGGTAATGTTAGCTTACTTGAGAGTGATGATTTATTAACTGGTATAGGTGGTTCACAACAAGAAGTAAAAGATGAAAATGGTACTACTAAGAATGTATACCAATTTAATGATTCTAGAGGTTTCCTATTACCTGAAACAGTATTTCAAATTGCTTCTGAAACCACTCCTAGAAAAGCAGAAAGAGTAGCGGGTATTGGTAGAGATACAAGCTTCCCGTTGAAGGAAGTACTAGAATCTGGTAATTTAGCAGATGTACAGTTCCTACCTGAAGGAAAAATGGTAAAAGTAGGACCAGGCACGTTTGCTTTATCCGGTAAAATAAGAATTCCAAAGGAAACTATAGAACAAACTTTAGGTACTGGTTTATGGAGTGATAAAGGTCTAACAAGAGGATTTGCAGATAACTTAGTAGCTCCATTTGGTAGACAAAGTACTAGAACTGCTTTAAAGGATTTATATAAAGCGGCTGAAGTTACAGAGGTAGTTGGAGAAGATGGTCACGAATATTTTGAAATGAATATATTCAAAACACTGCCAAATACTAACAACGCCCCAGAATTTTGGCAAAGAGTAAATCAAAGATGGCAAGGTGGTTCACCTACAGGTATAGGCGGTACATCCCAAGCTAAAAATGAATACGGAACTTCAGCATTACAAACATTAGGAAGTATAAGATAATATGAAAAGAAAAGTATACGATACATCATTAATAGATAGTATAAGATAGAGAACAGCTTTATATGATGCTTACTAGGCTCCTAAAGCTAATATAGAAGAATATTTCCATACTATGGAGAACCCCTCTTATGAGGGGGCTCCTGATGATTATGGAGTTACAGATTGGGTATCTAATGCTTTTAATGATTGGAATCTTAAAAGAAATGAAGCTATTAGAGATAGTGCATTAGGTGATTATGTAATGGCTGATTAGGATTATAATACAATTCTAAATGCTAAAAATTATATTCAAGCTGTACGTAATATTAATGCCATACTTCCACAATTAAGACAAGACCCTAATAACCAAGACTTAAAACAGTAGGTAAAACAATTATCAGATACTATTCTTAATAACAAAGAAGCATACGATAATATCTTAAATGATAAATTAAATGATTCTTCTTTGAATACAAAGCTGAAAACTGATTTCATTAATGGAAATTGGAATTCAGCTTTAAGTGAAATAGATCGTTAGACAACTGAACAGATAGATAAAGCAACAGGGTCTTATGCAGATCCTAATACTTTGTATGCTAAAAAGAGTTCTGCCTTATTCTAGGCTGATGTTGCTCAAAATACCGCTGATGAATACAATAGTAAATTAACATCCGATTACTATCGTAGAAAGTCACAACAACCAGGCATGGATCTTACTGATATAGATACTTATTTGTTTAAATTACCAGGTTTATTGGGTTCTTCAGCAGCTACTATTACTAATGATATACTTACTACTGGAACTACATATGCTACTACATCTATAGGTTCTAGTTTTGGTCCTATTGGAGCAGCGGCTGGTATGGTTGCTGGGGCAGGAGTATCTATATTAGGCAATCTGTTAAGTAGAGAAAGAGAATCTAAAGGAGAAGTATACAGTAACTATAAATCTGCTGTACTTAATCAGATTGATAAAAGTGGTATTTCTAAACAGTTATTAAAGGATGCCAAAGCAGAAATGCAAAGAATGGGTTCTTATACTCAAGAATAGATTGATAATGATGATTACGTATACGATCAATTACTTACTAATCAAGTAAAAGTAAACAATGTTAAGTTCGATAAAATACGTCTTAACAATTTTGAAGGTATGAAATCACTTTATACCGATAACATGGCTTTATCTACTTGGGATGCTACTCAAACTATGTTAGAAGTTATACCATTAGGCAAAATGGCTAAAAGCGTAAGAGGATTAAAAACTTTAGCAAATAAGTACGATAAAGGCAAAGGTTTTCTAAAGGGTAAATTAGCTGAACGTATAGATGATATAACCAGCTTTGGTATAGATAGTGTAGATAAACTGCCTAAAAAAACTAAGAGAAAAGCAATATTAGATTTAGGTGGTAGAATTCTCATATCTTCTGCTATGGAAGGAGCTGAAGAGGGAACTCAATATATGAAGGGTTAGGACTATATTAATAGACACTTTGAAGAAGATCCTAATCTAGCTAAGAGTTTTATTAAAAATATTGGTTCTGGAGCAAGGTCTATATTTGCTGCAATTACTCCTTGGGATTCAGTATATTCTGATGATGCTGAATTCTTAGAGAATTTTAAAGGTGGTGCATTACTTGGTGGTCTAATGACTGGTGGAATAGGTGCTGCTACCACTTACTTACAAACTAGAGACCAATTACAGGCTGATAAATTGCTATCAGCTTTGTATGCTGAAAAACTAGATCAAAAAGATAGAGTAAGAAAAGACATTGTATATGCAGAAATGGCTGCTAATAATAAGTGGGATAACTTAATGCAGTCATTTGACAACCTTCAATCTGCTAATATTGATGGTCTTACTCAAGAAGATATAGAGACTGAAAGAAATAATGCTAATAGAGTAAAGAATATAGCTACATCTGAGTCAGCATTAAAGTAGGCTGAAGCATTAGGTATAGAACCAAATACTGAGGATTACAATATACTTATAGCTTTAAAAGATCATTACGATAAGCTAGTTGAAGAAGCAGATCAAAATTTTGTAGCATCTTCTAATAAGATGCAAAGTTTGCTGAACGGAGAAGAGGTAAATAAGCAAATCGAGAAAGTAATATCTAAATTATCTGATGAACAACGTTCTCAAATATCTGTAGAAGATATAAGAAATGCTATTTCTCTTTATTCTGAATTAGAAGTGTATAATAGACTTATAAATGATTATGAGTAGAATAGTACTAAACTCAATGATCTTGAAAAGAATACGGGTATACGTACATCTAAAGCAGATGTAATTCATTTCAGAAATCTATTAAATACTGATAAAAAGGCATTAGAAAACAGTTATGATAAACTTAAGAAAGTATTAAGTGAATATAATTTAACTGAATCTGATTTTTAGGTTCCGTCTATACATCAGGATTTAGCCGATGCTCAGGAATAGTTGATTCTTTCTGGTCTAGATCAAGCTAGAGCACGCGAAGAAAATAACTTGATGTCTTCTGACGATAAGAAGTCTATAATGGCTAAAATAAATAAATGGAAGAACTCTGAAGCTAAAGAAGATGATTTTGTTCAAGATATAGAAGACTTGTATTCTGGTAGAACATAGGAGAAAGTAGCAGAAGAAGGAGAAGAAGTTACTCCAGAACCTTTAAAACAAGAACCAGCTCCTGTTCAAGAGTAGGAAAAGCCACAGGAAGATACAGTTGGAGGATCTCCTGTAGCATTATCTTACTTATTAGAAGGAGGTAAAGGTTCTATATTATCTACAGGTTATTTGTTACACGCAATATCTGCTGCATTTCCAATTGCTACATAGGAACTAGAAAATGTACGTAGTAAATATTTAAGCTCTATTTCTGATGATCCAAGCATTTTTGTCACTAATGGAAGTGAAGTAATAGAGTAGCTTAGATCTATTGTAAATAGTAAATATGGTAGTAAAGGAGTAGAAATACTAAATAAATTATTAGACAATCCTACTGGGTTCTTTCCTAGAGAAGGAGCTAAAATTCAAATTGAATTAGATAATTTAGTTCCTATAACAGAACAAGAGAGATCATAGGAAGATGGAGGTGTAAAGTCAGCTAGACAGAATGCTAAAGAAATTCAGAACGAATTCTTTACTACTGAAAGAGACAGCCGTGGAAACAGTAAAGTAGTATTAAACACAAATAATGAATTTGGTCAAGCTTACAAGCAAGCTAGCGATGCTTTACGTGAATCATTTATATCTCAACATCCTAATGTGAAGAATTACTCTGAATATATTGCTGCTTTACAAATGGATAGAGCAGAAGGACAGGAAGCTGAAAGATGGTAGGAAATATACGATCTTAGAAATCAATTAGAAGAAGAAGTATATAACAACGGTAATTCTGATAAAGCTAAACAGTTAGTAAGTCAGTTGAAAGAAGCAATAGAAAATAAAATTGATTCTAATTTATTAAAAGAAGCTTATAATGATTTTGTTAGTTCAGGAGAGTGGAAAATATCACAGAACTTACAAAATAGAGAAAAAGCTAGAGCTGAAGAATTGAAACTTCTTGCTCAAGAAGCTAGAGAGGAAATAGCTTAGAGAGAGCAATAGAACATACAGACTAAATAGAAAGAAGCTCAAAAGCCTGCTACTGTTCCTAGTGAGACTGCTACTCCTGTATCTCCAGTTGAAGAAGCTACTAAGACAGAACCTTTATCTATAGAAGATGTACCAACTCTTAGTGATATACTTGGAGGATGGCTTGGTGATGAGGCTAAGCAAGCTTTAGAAACTCCAACTCAAGTTTCAGAAGAGCCAGTTCAAACGCCAGAAGAAACACAAACATCAGAACCTAGATAGTTAGAAGAGCTCACATATGATTCTAGACTGGATCCATATTCTCATGAGTTAAATTACAGACTTACTGAATCTAAATAGAATGAATAGGGTCAATGGATTAGGACTTCTAAAAAATTCCAAGGTATGGAACAATACCTTAATAATGAGGAATTTGCAGAAGTTACAGGTCAACCTGACTTTATTAAAGAAGTAACTAAGAATGGAGTACGTATAGTAGTAAGACCATATACTAAAGATGATGGTACTACTACAGATGCTATATACGCTTTATTTAATTACAAAGGTAAAGAATACATTGCTAGTATTAAGACAATAGAAGGGCTGTATGCTAGAGGAAATAGAGCTTTTAACAGACTACCTTTTAATGACCAATAGCTAATTGTAAATAATCTTAGTGCTTTACGTAATAAAGTTCTAGAACTTAATAAACAAGTACAAGCTAATCCTAACTTAGAAATAGTTCCTACTACCATTAGAAAAACAAATGGTAAGATTGTAAATCTTAAGAATGAAGATGGTAGTCCTAAAAATAGAAAACTTACAGATTCTTCTTGGTTAACCATTAAAGACCCGTACTAGATTAATCCTGAAAATACTCAAGTAGGCATTACTACAGGTAGTTTAGGTGGTAGTGTAATCAGATTTAAAAACCAAGTAATATCAGCTAAGGGTTTTCCTATGGGTAAGCCAGTATGGATGATTAAGACTTCTAGAGATGATGGCAGTACATCATAGATAGGAGTTGTTCTTAATTACGATAACTTTAAAGATAAACCTGAAGTAGCAGATTTAATTATTGATTTAGTTACTTCTAAGGATCAATTCTATACTGATAAGAATGGAGTTGTTACTAACGTTACTCCACAGAATGTATTACAGTTCTTAGTGAACTTTGGCCCTCAAACAGCCACTAATCCTAATGATACTAGATTATCTCCTGAACAAGTAAGAGCTAGAATGAACAAACAATTCTATTTAGCAGAGGATAATCAGTTAGTAGTAGGTCAATAGGTATACAACTTAAATGATATAAATACAGTACCTGAGATTAGAGAAAGACTGAAAAAATATATAATGGATAATTTCCATTGGAATATAGATGAAACTGGTCTAAGCTCTAATTATTTGGGAGGTGATTTACAATCTCAAGTAAAAGATCCTAAATTGTATCCTTTAGCTTTATTCTTGAAGAACAATAATGTAGATAAGATTACTCTAATACCCAATGTTTTAGAATTTACTAACAAAGATTTCGGTATTATTAAAGATAGTAAAGGCAACAAATAGGTAGACTCTAGCTATCCTAATGGCATCAGTGTACTTGGTTGGTACATAAAGCAAGGTATTTTACTTACTGATATAGCAGATACTATGCAAGATGCTAACATATACATTGATGATGTTATGTTAGTGGATAAAAATGCAGAAAGTAAAGTAGAGCAATCACAACAAAAAGTTCAAGAAGAAACTAAAATGGGCAGTATTACCCTACCTGATGAAACTGGCAAATAGACTACTATTGATTTGGATGAAATATTTTCTATATTGGACGGTAAAGGTAGAAAAGGTCCTAATATGGAAGTATCTGAAGAAGAAGTATCTAAACTAGCTATTAATGAGGAGGATAAAATGGATCCAAAATAGACTAAAGAATGGATATAGTCTACTTTGGGCATTACTCCTGAAATAGTATCATCCATAATAGATGTTACAGAAGCTGGTAATTTAGTAGTAGGTAGAGTAACAGAGGACTCCATAAAGATCTCGGAGTAGGCTCCAGAAGGTGTTCAATATCATGAAGCATGGCACAGAGTATCACAGTTATTAATTGATCCTAAACACAGAGATAAGATATATAAGAAGTATAGAGAACAAGGTCTAAATGATAAACAGATTGATGAAAAGTTAGCTGATCAGTTTAAAGACTTTATGTTAACTGAATCAGGTAATTATAGATTTGATACTAAGAATTGGTTTAGAAGAATATACGACTTTATCAAATTGTGGATTAGAACTGGTCAATATGGATTAGCTAAAGTATACTCAGCGATCAATAGAGGTAAGTATTATGGTTTGAAACCTAATGCTGAAAATGTAGATAGATTCAGAGAAATATACAAAGGTGATGGAGCTAATATGGAAGTATCTGGATATAAATTTAAACATATTCAGACAGTTAAACAATTAAATGACATTATAAATAGTTTAACTTATGCTTTCTTCCAAGTATCATTTGCAGATGGTAAGACTATTAATTACTCTGACTTATCTAAGGAAGCTCCTAAATTTGATAGACTTAAACTTATACTTCAAGCTCAAGCTTACAAGTATCCATCTGATATAATCAATGAAGTAGTAGACAAATTTGACTCTATTATACTTCCTATGCTTACTACTAAACTAAAGCAATTAGGAATTAGATCAATAGATAGAAATGAAAGTGATACTTTAGCTAATATAGAAGAAGGAGCCGAAGGAGTAAACATAGGCCAGCATACAATAGAGGGTATGAACATCTCTATTAGAGATAATGCTCCTGCTGAAGTAAAGTTCTTCTTTCAAACTATACCTGTATATGAAATAGGGAAAGATGGTACTCCGCAAACTAAGTTTGATGAATATACTCATTTTCCTAGTTTTGTAGATCCAAATATAGCTTGGACAAACATATTGAAAGATTTATCTGGGTGCAGAACTATATCTAATATTATTGATAGAGTGCAATTCTTTGCTAAGAATGGTAATACATTCTATCAAGCATTATTGCTTAGACTAACTACTCTGGTAAAGAACTCTTTGAGTGAAGATGTAAATGTAGCTACACAAGCTGAAGCTATGCTTACTAAGATAGAAACTGTAATTACTTCTGACATTAATAACTATATAACAGTAAAGATTAGTGAAGATGCAGATACTGGCCTTACGAAGATGGAATTAAAAGACAATACAGTAGATGTAAAAGCAGCTAACTATCCTAAAGTATGGTCGCAGTACTTCTTTAATAATGCTGGCATATATAGATATAATGAAGCAGGTGCTATTGTTGCTACAGATAATGCTAAACAAACCTTACGAGTTATAATAGACAATTTTAACAGAATTAGAAATGCTTTTACCAACAATAAAGGTATATTAAAAGTAGGTGATAACAATGTAGATTTGCATATAGCAGCTAACCAAGAGTATCTAAAGGATGTAATTGTTCGTATGTTAAATTCTGTAGGTGTAGGTATAGATAAGCCAACGCTTAATAGAATGTTAATGTCTGGAGATTATGGTAATCCTAGATCAGACCAATATACATTGCTAAATTCTTTCTTAGTAAATAGAATTAAATTTGGTGGTATTCCTAGATTAATAGAAACATTAGATAGTATCAAAAATTCTATTAATAAAGATAATACTATTAAAGATATAGAGAGCCCAGAAGGAGTGATACAACCTACTTAGGTATGGAATACACAAGGTTTTGTTAAGGAAATAGCAAATTACTATGCTTATCAACATGCTACAGATAAGAGTCTAAGTAGCTATGGCCCAGATGGTAATAGCTATTACATGGTATCTTAGAATAACTTTGCAAAAGACAGACTTAATGAAATAGTAAATGATAAGGATACTTTTGATAATCTAAATGCTGTAGTATACAATGGTAATTCTATTATTCTAAATGCAGTTAAAAGAGGTAATAAAGATCTATCTATAGAAACTCTAATAAACTTCAAAGATACCACATCACAAGATGTAGGTAGAGATTACTTTGGTATTACTGATAGAGAAGATTATATTGCTAAAATGGTAGCTGTATTTAATGACAGAATAATATTCCCTACAGTAGCAGATAAAAAGACATACCATTTCATTAGAGGAATTAAGTTGCCTCATGAAAGAATAAAGTTCAATACCACTCCTCAAGGTGCTTATATTCAATATGGGGAACAAAGTATGGATACTTTACTGGGATATTGTTATGATGAATTGAATCAAATAGAACTGTGTTTAAGACAGATAGATGATGATCCAACTCATTATGATGAGAAAACAGGATTACATTACAATGAAGACGGTACTATCAATAATGATTGGTTAGAACCTACTAGAAGAATAAAGAACTTCCATACACCAAATAAAGTAAGCTGGAAGGATAAGAATGGCAAGAAGCATACTAAGAAATTAGAAGGAAATGGAGCTAGATTCTTATTGTTAACCGGTATCAGAACATCCAAAGGCTTTGTTAGCTTCAATGATCCTATGAAATCAGCTAAAGAAAATCTTTAGACAGCTAAAGATTACTTCTTTAACTTATCTAAAGATACGCAGAAAGCATTTTTAAGCTCTTTGATCAATGAACGTGTTAAACAGGAGATAGCTACAGCTAAAGAGTTAGGCTTGATTGAAGGCAATGAAAATAATGATATTTGGAGTTTGCGTAATAAGCTGCTTGATGATGTTGAATTGAACAATAGAAAGGCATTTTATAGTCAACTTGATCCAACTAATGCTGAAGGATACGCTATATTTGACATGTTAGCTGATTATACAATTAATAGTATAATATCTATTAATGAAGTAGAAAAGTTATTCAGTGGAGCTCCTGCTTACTATAAAGTAAAGTATGATCAATATGGTCCTGTAGATGTGTCTATTGATAAAATCAAACGTCTTGGTTCTCTTACTTCTACTGGTTTGAATAACAGACTAGATTTCTTTAATGATCCTATTAGAGATGAATATGTAGTTGCTGAATTAAAAGACCATGAAATAATGGACAAGCAATACTACATCTATGAAGGATTATTTACTAGAGGTAATATTAAGGAAACTATTCAAGAATTAGAAGGTGAAGATGCTTGGAATCAGGTAAAAGATTTAAGTATTCAAGAGATTGAAAAGATCTATCCTGAATCAGTCAAGATAGCTAAACAAGCTGCTAAAGTAGAAGTAGAAGGTTACAAAGAAGGTATAAATGTAGCGGATGCTGCTGTATATATTAGCCCTAATATGACTAGAGATCTACTTAGAATGCGTGGGGTATGGTCTCCTGAAATAAAGAAAGCATTTGAAATTCTTACTAATGAAGATACAGCTAATCTATGGGATTCAGATCCTAAACTGTATGCAGAAGCTAATAAGGTTATTCTAAATGCTATGAAGTATATGGCATTCGGTACTAGATTCAATGAAATACCGGGATTAGGTATACCTTATTTTAATAAGATGGCTCTATTCCCATTATTCAAGAGTATAGCTACAGGTGACATTAAAGCATTGTATGACAGGATAGTAGACCCAAGTAAACCAGTAGATATGGTTCTATTTGACTCTGCTGTTAAAGCTGGTTCTAGATCTCCTATGAAGTTCTATAGAGTAGCTAAAGATAGTGAAATAGAACTAAGAGATGGTCAAACTGTTCTTAGTGCTAAAGTTACTGATGAGTTAATTAACGAAGAAGGAAATACTCTAAATGACTTTAATAACTTAGTTACTTATACTCAGAAGTTTAAGTACTTAAGACAACAATTAGAGACTAATCCTCATACTCACGAAGAATAGATGGCTGGTACTCAGTTTATGAAAGTAAATCTATCTAATCTACGTATGGATGATTTATATGGTATTGAAGGTCAACAGGTAACTGGTAGACAAATTAAGGATACTATTATGAATGCTTTGAATAAATTATCTGATATGGGTGTTAAAGACTTAGAAGATGAATTATTCAACAAAGACGGTAGTGTAAATGTAACCAAATTAGCTAAAATGTTAGAAGATGATGCTAGAGAATCTGATGCTAACGATAATGTATTATCTGGTCTCAAAACAGCTAATAATAAATTTATAATGCCTTTGTCTTCTTTATCAGATAATAAGTGGTTAGAAAGTAGATTTATCTCTATGATCAATAAGTAGGTTATTGATGTTCATATACCTGGTGGAGCATTTATCCAAAGATCTACTTTAGGTCTAGAAGCTACTTCTACTAAGGTAGTAACACCAAATATGATAAATGACGGTAGAGTATTAAAATCTATAAATGAGGAGGGTTCAATGGATTCGGTAGTAAGTATAAACTTATTTAAATACTTTATACCTAATTATGAAAACTTAACATATAGAGAAGCTAGACAGTGGCTTATTGATCATGAAATTATTGGTGATAAAGCTAAAGCTAATGCGATAGGTTATCGTATTCCTACTCAGTCAATTGCATCTATATCTCCATTAAGATTTGTAGACGTGTTCCCTGAAATAATGGGTGATACTATCATGTTGCCAGAAGACTTTACTAAACTTACTGGTTCTGACTTCGATATTGATAAATTGTATGTAGCTAGATTTGCATATAATAAGAATGGTGTCAAGTTTAACAAAGGTAATTCTCTTAAGTATGACGAAGTGCGTAATTCTATAAAGAATGAAATGCTGGAAGCATATTTAAAGGTATTACTTACTAGAGATAATACTAACTCTCTTAAATTGTCTATTGATAATGCTACAGAGAATGTTAAGGAGGTACTTAGAGATATAGAAGGACCTAGTAGTTATCATCCTACTCCATTTGAAGTATATTCACCTACATATCAAGAAGCTAGAAAGGCTGAATATACTGGTGGTAAGGCTGGTATTGGACCTTTTGCCTTGAATAATGCTCATCACATTCTTACTTAGCTTACTAAACTTAGCATGGTTAGAGATGTGTTCACCAATACTCTAAATATATGGAATATAGGTGGTATATACGATACTCCAGTGGCAGGCATGAAGAAAGGTGGTAGAATACTTGACTGGTTATCAGCTATGATCAATGGTTTCGTAGATATTGCTAAAGACCCTTATATTGTAAGATTGAATGTTAATTCATGGACATACAATATGGTTTCTTTCTTGTTACGTACTGGTAAAGGTAAGCAGACATTCTACTTTGTTGCTCAACCCATTCTTAAAGAAATGGCAGAAGCTGTAATAAAGACTAAAGGTAAGTATGGTATAGATAGAACCAAGACTCCTACTCAGTTGGAAAATGAAGCAATTGAATCAGTACTTGATAAATATGATCCTACTAAGAAATATAGGAAAAAATATGAATTTATAAATGGCAATGAAAATTCAAAAGCTAACGAATATCAAGACTTATTTAGCACATATCAGAAAGAAAATGGTGAATATACATCTAGAACAAGAGAGTTACTCAAGCTAAATAAAGAAGAAATAAGTAACTTTAACGAAGAATAGGTTCGTATATATTATGCTTGGAAAGCATTAAAACCATATGCTGATTCATTGGCTAATTTGGTTAAGTATTCTAAAGTAGATACTAAGAAAACTGGTAAGACATTTGCTGAACAACAAACATACTATAATGGTATGTGGGCAATGACAGAGGATGCTAATTTTGCAGATGGTGAAATTGAACGTTTCTATAATGAAACTTTTATTGCTAAAAAGACAGAAAACAGTATTCCGTTTGGTACTTCTATATTCAAGAACTTATTACTTAGAAACACTGATACTTTCTTAAGTAAGAAAGACATAATGTTATCATTACTTGGTAGAAAGAATAATGCTGATTCTAAACTACTTAATGCTCTTATTTCAGGAATGGAAGCTCAAATTAAGAGCGGGTTTTTTAACCAGTTTATATACCAAAATGGTATTGATATTCACAGTATGTTTACTGGAAAAATGTCAATGGCAAAACGTATCAATAACTTTAAATATGAAATACTAAAAGGTAATCCCAAACTAAGTAGATTTTTAAATAATGACGGTACTATAAATAATGACTTTATAAATTATTTGATACCCAATATAGATTATAATGGTTTAGATTTCATTGATACTTCATCTTTACTTGATGCTGATCAATCACAAGCTAATAACTTGATAAACTACTGGAGAGAATTAATAGATGACCCAGAACCTAGAGTAAGCCAATTATTTAAAGATTTAGTAGTATATGCGTTCCTTACTTCAGGGGATAATCCTACTATGAACTCATTCTTCCAATATGTTCCAAATAGTTATAAAATATCAATGGGTTATACTGACTATATATAGACTAAATTAGATGAATTATCTAATGGAGTTGATCAATCTATAGTAAGAGATGACTTATTCTTAAATAACTGGCAAAATGATAAGCTAGTAAGACCAGTAGATCTGTATAACAATAAAGGAGTCAAATTATACTCTATATCGTTAAATGATTAGTCTGTAGTTCCTAATATCATATTAGGAGAAAGGTAGGATAAAACAGATAGACCTGCTATTAGACCTAGTAATTGGTTATCAATGACTTATGTTAATGATAAAGGTAAACTAATAGAAGGTAAATTCCCTATATTCTACCCGTATATTAAGATAAATGATGGCTTAGGGCGTACTCCAGCTAATTATCATGTATACTCTCTTATAGGTTATAAACAAGCAGCTGATCCAGAAACCAGACGTTTAAATTATATACCTATCTATGGATTAGTATCTAAGAAAGGATACAAATACAGAGGACATACTGTAGTAGAATACGGTAAAGAATCTCAATTTGATTTTAATAAAGAAAGTGTATGGGATTACACTGAAGCTTTACAAAATCAGGAAGCATTAGCTGATATGGCAGATGATTATAGCAAACCTAACTGGTAGAATTCTGATATTCATTTGATTACAGATCTTCCTCCATATTAGAATATGAATTATGCTAAAGAGCAATAGGATATGAAATTTGAATGGGATCAGGATGATAAAGATGATAATGAACAAGGTGTAGTACTTAGCGAAGCTGAAGAAACTAAAGAAGACTCTAAAAATCTTCTTTAGTTAGAGGCTGATCTTTTGTATAAGATGAAGGAATACCTGACCGAATTAAGCAAAGATAATACAGATTTAGCATCTAGTATAGATGATAAAATGGAAGAATTTACTCAATTGTTACGTAAAGAAAATCCAACTACTCCAGAAGAAGTGGAAGGTTTGATTAACAAATTTATATGTAATTTATAATATGAATAAATATTGTCCAAATAAAAATCTTCCCGAATGGAAGGAGTTAGTAAAGGTAGTAGGTGAAAATAAAGCCTACTACCTTTGGGATTAGAATAAAGGTAATAGTTTAGATAAAGCTCCTAATGGAGAGGATTCTAAGCTATTTTCAGACCTTTTAAGCTAGTTTGATAATAATCGTGAACAAGCTATTTTAGCAAAGGCTGAAACCTTTACAGAAGCTTTTAAAACGCAATTATCAGATGAATTATCTAAACAAGTAGATGAAAATGGTGAGCTGTTAATTGAAGCTTACAATAAAAGAAATGAAGTTAAATAGGGTTCTTCTAATACTTTATTGGAATAGTTAGGAGAATTTGCAGATACTGTAGATGTAGTAAACTTCTTTATTAATCACGATGAAGTAAAATCTCAAACTAAAGAACTTCTTAAGAAATTAAATAAAGTCAACAGACCATTTGTAATATATAAAGGTCACAAAAAAGGAGTTAGAGCCGAAGCTGGAGCTGCCTTATATTTGTATTCAGATGTAATTAATTCTTCATCGGTATAGTTAAACGCCGAAGATGTTGCTCATGAAATGTTACATATTTACTTGCGTAAAGAATATGAAACTAATGAGCAATTTAAAAATTTACTTGACGAATTACAAATTGAATATAGAAAGAAAATAGGGAGTGTGTTATATGGTTTAGGTAAAGATTAGTAGAGTGATGAGTTTTTAAATGAAGTACTATCAAACACAGCATTTCGTGCTCATTTAAAATTAACTGACAAAAGTAAGTTCTAGAGACTGTGGATATTTATAAAAGGTATAATAAATAGGATAATCACTGGCAAAAAATTCATTGTTTATTCTAAATTACCCGAAGATATATCTGATTTGCAAGATTACGCTATGTCTTTACTTGATAAAGTTAATCAGGGAGAGATAAGTATCCATTCAATTGATCATTACGATGAGGAATACAGTGGTGAAACATTCAGTAAATTAGACAATAATCAACAAAAATAGATAGACAAACTATATGACAAGATATAGAAAGGATTAAAAGATAGATTAAATGCCATTAAACATTACAATGTAAAAAATCCTAAAGTATGGAACCAAATATCTACTATTATATCACAATTGTCTAAATCTGAAACTGAACAAGGTATACTACAATTCGTACAGCATGTAAGTGATACTATAGAAGATAGTATTAAATTCTTATCTAAATCAATAGGTGATATTAATGCTAAACAAATTAGACAGCTATCTAATGACTATTTAGGATTCTATAAACCTCTTATTGATTAGATACAATACGCAGTAGATACTACTGATATATTCAAAGAATTACCTGAGTACCCAACAATAAAGTAGAATATCGCGAATATAGCTTAGCAATTAACTATAGTAAACAATAGGTTTACTAATGTACTTAAAGAGAAAGGATACCAATTTTTACAAGAATACCTACAATCTAGAGCTGTACCGCAAGATTATATAGATAAAGTATTAGCATGGCTGGACGATCCTAAACATGATACTAATATATTTATGAATTGGTTTGGTATGGCTACTAATAGCGATAATATGGTACTATAGACTATAGCTAATATGCTATAGAATACTATTAATAAGACAGATAGAGAAACATTAGAAGTAGGTACTGAATTAGTTAAATAGCTGAATAAAGTAAAGGAGAAATACGGTAATGACGTTCAAAAATTACTATATGAGAAGTATGACGACGGCACATATACTGGATTAAAGGTTACTCCTATCAATAAAGGGCAATTCAAAAGAGATTAGAAGGAATATCTAAACAATTTATCTAGTAAACTAGGAATACAAAAAGATGAGCACGATCAATATAGAATGCCTGATGATGAAGATATTCAAAGAAAATGGTTTGATGGCGTTAACAAATTCTACTCTGATAGAGCTAATAGAAAGTATAAGCCAGAGTATTATTCAACTAGAAATAAAATGCTTTCTATGAAAACTAGGGATGCTATAAATGAGATTAATAACTATATTAATACTATAGTAGATCCTATTACAGTAGATGGAGTAGAATATGATAACTTATTATCAGAATCTGAATATAATTCATTAATTAGTTTACGTAGACAAAAAGCTCTACTATCTAATAGATATAATTTAGATGGTAGTATAAAAACAGGGGATGATTTAATCATAGCTAATGAGTTGCATTCCTTTAATGAAATAGTTCAATAGCATGTAAAGTATAAAACAGATAAAGAAAGCTATAATAGAGATAGAGCAAAAGTAGTAGCTAAGTATGGTGAAGGATCTACTCAACTATAGTTATGGGAATCAAGAAATTTAAAGAAATAGTACACTTAGGAATTCTACGATGAATTAGATAGTTTAGGTAAAGTAGAACAATCTGAAGAATACAAAGAAGCTATAAAGAAACGTAGAGAATTTCAATAGCTATTTAAAGATCCTCGTACTGGTAAAATAGATTCTAATTTAATGTCAGACTCTGAGAAAAGGGAACTTTTGAAATTAGATTAGGATATTGCTAATCTATATACTTGGACAGAATAGATTGATACTGATAAGAAATTTAGTGATATTGCTGAAGTAGTTCCAACAGAACAGTACTATAAAGATAGCTAGAATGCTAGAGAAGCTGGCACAGAAGCTTATAACGATTGGTTTAATAATAATCATTATGAAGACGGTAGAGGTCGTATGCATCCAGCTTCATATTATACAGAATTAAAACCAAAAGATGAATTATTAGAAAAGTATACAGAGTATGCTCCAATAAGTAGATACTCTACTATAGATAGACAATCAGATTGGTTTAATAAGGACTGGGATCCAGCTGGTCCTACTGTATAGCCTAATAAGAAATATTATGACAATAGTAAAGCATATAAAGAAATAGTAGATAAACCTGAATTAAAGAAATTATATGACGATTTATCTGATACCATCAATAAGGCTAATAGGTATATATCATTCTTAACATTTGGTGACGATGGTAGAATGCCTCAAATACCTGCAAGATTTATGCAAGTATTAGGTAGAAAAGATAGCGTACTAAATGCTTTGAAATACATATTTGATGATGTAGCTGTTACTAGAGTAGATGATACTGATTATGTAGATGATTTTACTACTATGCCTAATGGCGATCCTATTAAAGTAATACCTACAAGATTTATAAATATGCTAGAAGATACCAATGAAATATCAACAGACGCTGTCGCATCTGTAATAGCTTATTATAATATGGCTGCTAATTATAATAATATGGTAGAACAATAGGATGATGTTGAATTATTACTCAATCTTCTAAAGAATATTCAAATTAGAACTAAGAAAGAACTAAAAACAGCAGGTTCAGCTAATGTATATAAACAAGCTTAGCTATTAGTTGATAGAATAATGTATGGTAGAAATAAAACTCCTATTACAGTAAATATATTAGATAAAGAGATAAATATAGGTAAAACATTAAACATAATACGAGGATTTGTTACTAAAGTAAATCTATCAGGTAACTTGTGGTCTATTGGTACTTCTTTCTTTACTGATGCTACCTATACTACTTTAGAAGCTAAAATGGGCAGATTCTTTGATACCAATGACCTTAAATTTGCTTCTAATGAATTTGCTAGACAGTTACCAGATATGATGGCTAATATTGGTAATCCAGTACCTAAAGGTAAATTGTCTTATTTGTTACAACTAAATCAAGTAGTAAAGGATAACAAAGAAATATTTGATAGACTAGACTAGAGTCAGGTATTAAGAGCTATAAATCAAAACTTCTGGTTTGCAGGTTATACTTAGTCTGATTATACTGTTAAGAGTCATACAGTTATTAGTATATATCATAGTTATAGATTTGTGGATGGAGAAGGTTTTATGACTAAACAGTAGTATATTAATAAATTTAATTCTAATAGTACTAAATTTGAGCAATTGCCTGTAACTTTATATGATGTATTTGTAGAAGATAAAGAAGGTAATATAAAGATATAGGATAAGTATAAACAGTATGTTAATGATAAGCTATAGAATGAGGTAAGAAATAGGATTAATATACTTACTTAGAGAATTGATGGTACTTTACGAGAAATAGATAAAGCGGCAGTACATGCTAACTCTATAGCTTCTTATATTGTGTTACATCGTAACTTTATGATATCTGCACTGCATGATAGATTTAAGAAAAAATAGTTTAATCTTGATTTAGGAGTAGAAGAAGAAGGATATTATAGGTCTACTAGTAAATTCTTAAAAAATGTTATAGGATAGAGACATTTTGCTATGACACAATTATTAGCAGACTATAATAACTTAAAAGATTATGAATAGTATGCTGTTAGAAGAGTTCTAAATGAATTAGTACTCATCGCAGCTTCTACTACTGTAGCTCTTGCTATGGCTACTATAGTAGATGGAGATGATGAGTATGATACATGGTTAACTTAGTCTATTACTTACTTAGCAATGCGTTCAGCATTTGAATTTAGAACTATGTATAATCCATTTGAATTTATTTCATTAATTAAGTCTCCTACAGCAGCTTTCAATTGGTTTGACAATGCTTCTAGTTTTATTAATTTATTTAATCCTGCTTCATATGTAGGCGATCGAACTCCTTTTACTATAATAGACAGAGGCCCTTATAAAGGAATGCCGGTTATACTTAAAAATATAATCAAGGTTACCCCGTTTAAGAGTATAATAGAAGCAACAGATCCAAAAGCAAAAAGGAACTATTTATAGAATTAGTTAATGAACTTCTAAAAAGTTTCTATCTAAATTATCAATTCGCTAGATTAACTGTAAAAAAGAAAGGCTGAGTATTAATTTACTCAGCCTATTTTGTTATGAGAGTTCATCACGCTCTTCATAACTATAATAATCTTCTTCTGGCAATTCAGCATTTATAGACTCACCAAATCTATATGTATTTAGAAATAACCTCTGTGCTAATTCTGGAACAGGCACGTTTGCCCAAAATCTATTTATTTCTAATGCTGCACTTACATTATAAGTTTTACCAGTTGATTGAAGATTATGTATATCTTTTTTATACTTAGAGTTACTTAAACAATAAATAGTATAATGCTTATTGTTTATAGTAATATATTTAGTATTATATAAAGAGTCTAACTGTTTAAACTTTCTATATCTATCTAAAGATTCCTTAGTATTAACGCTACTATCATATAAAAGAAAGACCTTTTCTTCTAAAAAAGGTCTATTTTTATCAGTAGTATATGCATTTATATAACCGCTTTCTACAGTTAAATCATTCCATGTAAGATTATCATCTAATAATGGAACTATATATATACTAACATCATTCAAGTTCTTCAGTACCATTTCCTTCGTAATAACTACGAGTATGCTCCCAATTATTAGTTTGGTAATGATATGAAAGTTCTGATAATGCATTGATAATAATGTTTTTACGAGAGTCTAACTCTGTTTCATTAAACATGTTAAATACTCTTACTTCATAATTACCATTTGTCTGTATAGCTATAATGTATGCTTCACAATCATAATCTGAAATATCAATATCTTGATCTTTCATATACCATGTAATAGCTAACAAATAGTAAGCAATTTGTCTATAATAATCAAATTCTTCTACAGAATGTTTAAAGTTATAGACATCTGATGTTGTTTTTAAGTCAATTAGAATGATTTTCTTATTGACATGATCAAATATGCATCTATCAAGTAATGACTTACAAGGTGCATACCAGGTCTTATTTTCATCCATTTTAAGACTATCTGTCTTAATAGGAAATGTCCAGTTAATATGAAACTCATTATGAGATTCTACTCCTGGAGTGTTTGTTAGTAATTCATTTGCTTTCTTATGTTTCTCAATGTTAGACTTAATTGTCTTTAACATATTAAGATCTGCAAATGAAATTGCTTTTTTATTATTTTTCAAAGACTTTGACTTAATATATTCATCATATCTTAATGCAAAATCCTTAGCAATAGATAATTTAGCATCTTCAGATAATTTATTACTATAAGCCTTGTTATAAGAATCTAATAATAATTTATCATCATCTTCTAATGGATTAGTATCTTTAAATATAGAATACCAATCACAGAAATCTTTTTGCTGTTTTACTTTAGGTACTTCATATTCAAGTATTGTATAATCATTCCAGAATTCATCTGGTTGGAGTATATACTCATGTATCATAGTACCCTTTTCTAACTGCGGTAACTTTAATCCTTCTTCCTTACCATCAAGCATATTACGGAAGTATAAAGGACCTTTTTTTAGAAACCAACCTATAGAAGAATTTGATATTCTCGTGTTATCTTCATAATACGGTTTATCAATTATCATTGTTCTTCTTCGTTTTCTTCTTCAGTTTTATGTTTAATTGTTTCAACTAAGAGATTAAAAAGTAAATCTTCTCTAGATTTATCTGATTTTTTCTCTAAATCAAAATCAATAGTTACTATTTTAAGTCTTTCTCTTATCATATAACTGTCAGTTAAAATACTACAGTTATATTGATTAAGATGACCGTACGATATACCATTATGCCAATGCCCAAAGAAATGATGCTTATATTTACCAAAACAGTAATGTTCAAGCTTTTCATTATAGTTTGGATTTTCGTGAGTAATAAGTATATCACAATCAGGTATATTTTCATATGGGCATACATACTCATCATATTCATGCTGAGTATCTTCAAATGCCCATGTTTGCCAGTGTATAGGAGCTATCCATGGAGTTCCATAAAATTTTACTCCTTCATATTCATATAACTCATCAATAAGAAATACTACCTTATCCTCAGTAAGTAAAGATATTTTATCCTTAAACTCCTGTAAAGTAGTATCTTTTATTAATCCATCATATAATTGTTCAATGTATATATCATGATTTCCTGGTACTACAAATATCTTTTTACATGATAACTTATTAGCCCATGTAATAAAAGCAGTACTCCACCATGCATCTGATTCATCGGAACTTCTTTGAACAATTAGATCTACTATATCACCAGCGATACATAATACATCACAGTCTGGTATAGAAGGTAATATACCATGTAAATCACTAATTGCACATATTTTCATAATGCAAACTTGCTGTTAATTTATATATTAATACTGCACAAAAAATTAACATTCTTTTAAATGTTTTATTAACTCATCTACTTGTTTTTGATTATGTACTATATAGAACTTTATATTAGGTTCAAATCTATACAAGTAGTAGTTAAATAGTTTTTCACGTAAAGGCCACGTATCTGTTTTAAAACCTTTACACTCTATTATAAAATTATTACCGATAAAATCAGGTAAATAAGTTATAGCTCTTATTTTTTTTCCTTGAAATTCAAATTTTGGTAATAATTCAAACCTTTTACATTCGTAGTCTAAATGAATATTTGCTTCCTTAAATTTAATATATGTATATGCTTCTAATTTAGAACGGAAGTTTATATTATCTATTACTACTCTAGTAGCATTTTTTACTTTTTTATTTATCTAATTTTTCATAGCTCCAAATATAATTTTTATATAGATGATTGTTTCTAACACAAGCTTTTCTAATTCCTCTATCTGGAATATGTAAAAAATAAGAAGCTTCTTTAGAACTACTAAATGTATAAATTAGTTTGTATTTTTTATTATAAACAAATACTTTCTTTCCTAATTTCTCTCCTATTTTAGTTGCTCTATCGTTGTGTAAAAGATTGTACTTAGCACTACACCATTCTAGATTATCTAAATTGTTGTTTAACTTATTTTCATCTATATGATTTACCTGACTATAATTGTTAAAATTATTTAAGAAAGTTTCAGCTACTAATCTATGTACAAGAAACTTCTTTTGTATTGATGATTTAGATAAACTTACTACAAGATAACCTGAATTAATTAGTTGTTGTTTAAGTATACTACCTTTATATGTAAAATTAACCTTTTTTCCTTTACATTCTTGTTCAATCTTTCTATCTTTTGATCGAACTCTACCAAAATTACTTACTTCGTAGTAATCTTCGTAATTACGAATATTTTTCCATATTTCTTCTTTCATATATATGAAACGTAAAAAAGGCCATAATGTTTATTTTTTATTTAACTTTTATTTCTTCTTCTGCCCCATAAATACATTCTTCAAGTATTTTTATAACATCTCTATCTATTTGTAGTATTGTATCTGTTAGTTTACACACACCTACAGTAAGCATCACTACTATAATAGTAGTTAATAGGAATGGGATGCAAATTAGATTAGCTATAACTTCTCTAAAATCTTTCCAAAATGTTTTTAATTTATTTTTTAATGTTTTCATAAAGCCATTTTTTAATAGTTTCAAAATCATTTGCTTTAATAGCATCTGATACATCCTTCGCTTTGAACTTTTTGTGGATTAAAAGTCCTTCTAAACCTGTTTTAAGGCTCATTTTACGAAGATATCTTACTCCAGCTTCATCTCTATCAAACAATATAATAATACGCTTAAAACGCTTCTTAAGTTGTTCTAATACCTTATTAGGTATAAAAGTTGACTCTGAAGAAGGAGATATTGCTGATATCCCCATTTCGTATAAACACATGACGTCTTTCATACTCTTTGTTATTATGAGTACATCACCAGTTTTAGGTAACTGTTTAAACCCCTGAATATCATTCTCTGTCAGGTTATTACGCCATTTTGTATATTTATCTGCTAAAGGTCTATAAATCTTAAAATGATTATATACCTTATAAGCATACATAGGATTAGTATCCTTGTAAATACCCTTTACGATACCATTACACAGGTAATATTTAATACTGCTTACTCCAAATTTCTTTAAAGTATCAATACTAATATTAAACTGAGACCAGTAATTGATGTCTGTTAGAGTAAAGTTCTGTCTTACTACACCAATTACTGTCTCTGTTGACGGTATGTATTGCTTAGAGCTAACGAGTTGCGTATTATTAGTAATTTTAAGCTTATTAACTATATTATTAAGTATATCAGAATAATTAGTTAAACCGGTAAGTAATGAAACAAACTTAATTACATTACCGCAATCACCCGTACCATGATCTTTAAACATTAATTGTTTAGTAGTTCTACTATAGAAGCATCCAAATGATGGATTTTTATCCTTTCTGAATGGACTGTTATAAATCATGCCTACTTTAAAATTACCAATATACGCTGCATATATATCATATTCTGTTACTTTAGATAATATATAATCTAGAGTAATATTCACTTCATCTTTTATATTTGTAGTGTCGTATAGCATATGATATAGATTTTAATTTGTGGAGTATTGCAGAGTCGAACTGCATCAATAGTCAACTATTTCTAGCTACCTTGTTTTACCATTAAAATAATACTCCTTTAAAACGTGAGTGCATGCTATT